CCTCTATTCGTGATAGGTTCAATACATATAATTTTTTTTTCATTTGGCAATTTTATGTACAAATCCCCAAATTCAACATTTTTATTATTTATGTAATAACAAAATGTTATTTTATTCTTAAGTTCATTATCAGTGTGAAAAACATTGTATTGATAACAGTTTTGTCCAACAATATAAACCCGGTCAAGACCTATTTTTTTATTTATTTTTTCTTCAATTATTTTAAGTAAAAAATTTGTATAAAAAACATTATTATTCAAATCTATTCTGTAAAATGGTGAATCTCCGTCATCTATCATTATTATTTCATTATTTTGTTTTTGCCAATCAGCATTTATTATAAAATTTTTAATTTCTATTAATATTTCATCTGAAAAAAAATCATCAAATATTTTTATATTTTCCATATTTCATTAATTATTATTTTTAAATAAAATATTTTTATATCTTTAATTTTGATATTATTCATCTAATAATATTAATTTCCACGCAAGACATATTCTTAGATCATTTGTTTTATGCGAAGTTCCTCTATGAATGTATGTTGCTGGAAAAAATACTCCTCTATTCGTGATAGGTTCAATACATATAATTTTTTTTTCATTTGGCAATTTTATGTACAAATCCCCAAATTCAACATTTTTATTATTTATGTAATAACAAAATGTTATTTTATTTTTACAATCACTATCAAAGTGAAAAACATTATGTTGACAATAGTTGTATCCAAAAAGATTAACTCGTTCAAGGGCTATTTTTTTATTTATTTTTTTTTCAATTATTTTAAGTAAAAAATTTGAAAAAAAAATATTATTATTCAGATCTATTTTGTAAAATGGTCTGTCCCAATGATCTGACAATATTATTTCAGTATTACCACTTTGCCAATCCGCATTTATTATAAAATTTTTAATTTCTATTAATATGTCATCTGAAAAAAAATCATCAATTATTTTAATATTTTCCATATTTATTGATAATTATTTTAATAAAATATTTTTATATAATTACCATTAAATATAAATGTGTTAATTTTATTATTATTCCCTCATTTTCTTTACACATTTTCTTATTCACAAAGGCCCTTGATAAATCTATGGTTCATTTTAGCAGTTATTGATGGAAAATGAGGCATACTTGCTCATATTAAATGCGAAAAGGTGTAAATTTTGCCAGTTCAGCCTTTAGCTCGTCGTTTTCCTTCTTCAGTTCGGCAATCATGCCTTTAAGAATTTTATTGTCATTGAATAATTGATGAATGTTCGCAGTCGTATTTGCTTTTGGTATTGGATTGGGATTTTTGTACATGGTCCAGCAGACCTCCTTGCCCTCAAATGTGGTGTGATATAAGACAAAGTGGCTTTTGTCTTTCATGGATTTTGTAACTTCAATGTCCCATTCATGCCCTTCCGCCAAGTAGATGTATGCGTTTTGATAATCAAAGTCCCATGTGCCGGTCTCGTCATAAACAATTATCTCAAAGTCTACGCGATATACTTTTCCCAATCCGCATTTCCAAAACACATTGATTATCATATCCTCGGTATATGAGCGGTGGATTCGTCTGATTGTGAGGCTATTAAATTCCATTTTATATTTGTATTTTATATTTTGAAATTGATGTAAATTCCGTTGAACAGATCAATTTTTGTTCACACTAATTTATCCGTAAGTTTCTTGGCACATTTCTCCGCAATCTTGTCATAATAATCCTGCTTCTTGTATTTGACTACACTTCCCGGACAAAAGCTTTCTTTATCTATAATAAACAATTTATCATAGATCTCGCACAATTCGTCCGTCTTGTATGTAGAAAGACCCAACAACGGTTTTTCATAAGTCGGCATCTTATAGCCTTTCTCTTTTAGTTCGTCAATGGCCGTTTTCTTTACAGTTTGATCCAGCTCCAATTCAAACTTTCCTTGATTCACATACAACAATACCGTTTCCGACTCGGAATCGTCATCCGCGATATAATCCTTGCTTACAAAATGTAGGTAAATATTGTCGCCAAAAGACACATAGATTGGCCGCTTAAAATATGCGCAACATGGGATGAGGGATTCAATGGAGGACAATAGAGGCTTGGTCATGAGATCGCATTTGATTTCGTTGATTTTGATATTTGTGATTTTGTGATTTGTGTTTTTTAGGGAAGCGCCAGAATCCTTATTGAAGAAATCGTACATGGCGCGTTTCTCATTCATCATTAGATTTGTCATGTTTGTGCCGATCGCCTTTTGGGTTTCATAGACAGTGTAGCCGTGAGAAAATACATACATACACCAAAAAAGTGAATCGCGAATGTGGGGGATGAACCGACTTGATTTGGGCTTAGCCATTATTACTGTCTCAACTAAAGGCGCCTTTAATTCAGACTTTGATGAAGGGATATTAATCTCTTTTACATCTTCATTTATAGGAGCAAATTTATCCAAAAACATAGATGTTAACATGTATTCATCAAGACTCTTGTTAGTGGTGAAGAAATTCTTCTGCCCATAAAGCGCCTCGGTAATAAATCGGGGAATTGTTGCCATTTTATTTTATATTTTGTACTATCATACATGTAGGGCAATTTATAAATTGTTTTCAAATGATAAATTGAAAAAGATGCCTCATCTTCAATCTTAACGCAAATATTTTGTGAGTAATTACGAAAAATTACTCATAAAATGAAGCAAAAAAAATAAAGTATGGGATCATAAGGGCATAAGTGCCACCTTTGGTGGCACCGTTGTTTTGCCTTTGGCAAAACATAGACGAGTTCCCTTTATTCAAAGCCCCCAATTGCCATACCAGAAAAAAACGTATTCTTAAATTCCTGTTTTTGATTTTCTAAAACATTGAATTCGTTTTCTTGGTCATAGACGTATTTTACATACTTGTCTAGATCCGAAATCATATCCTGAGGTAAAAAAGAAATATTCACGAAAATCCCACTCTTGTTCTCATTCAACTTGATCGTCTGATTTTTCTTAAGTATTCGCAATACATCCAATTGCTGGTTCTTGGTCATCTTCTCTATCTTGTCTTTCAAGGTCACTAAATATTCATTCGTGGGTGGAATCATTTTACTATATATGTCCAACTGCCTCTATATTTTTTCTATTTGTATTTTTTTGCTTATTCATTTTTTTCTACTAAACTTGCGATTGTCGTGATAGACGGATCATTCAATTCAAATCGGATTCCAATAATTCGCGCATCAATAACCGCATTTTCCTTGATGCTGTTGAAATACTTGCTTGTGCTATGATGATCACGCGCCACGAAAACCGTGATCGGCACATTGTCACTATCCACGTCTTTTACATAAGCATGAATGCCCGCCTTGGTCACTTCGGAAACTGTACATGACACCATCATGTCCTTGATGGGATAACAGACCATACATTCATATGTTGTACAAAACTCCACATGGTCGTCTTTGATAAGACCGCTTGAATAATTTATAACGCGCACTGAATTGGGCCGAATGAATCCCTCGGCAATACACTTGCCCTCGGTTTTTAAGCGAATTAACTTCTCCAAATTTTGTGTCAAATTTTTGCCTATTTCCGTGATGTTTAATGCGATTTTCATTTGTAAAATGGATCGGATGTAGACTCCATACTTGTCACTGGTTTTGGCTTTGTTGTTTTCCATTGTATATATTTAATTGGCAAAGTTTTATATCTGTTTTATTGATGTTGTTTCAAAAGATTCACACATCAATTTTTTGGGTTAATTATCCAATTTGCTTATTTTGCCAATCCATATTCAACCATGTATTCCGACGGCAAATACCAGATTTTGCCCGCCATACTTTGCGCGTTAAAATGCCGCATGATTATTTCAACTACAATCGCAAACCCAATTTTAGTAACATCTTCCGGTGTGTCGCCCATCTCGTCTTTTCCAACAGATCGCATGATTTCATTGTATATTTTCAATATCATTCCCTTGCCTTCTTTAATTAAATAAGACCCTTTGGCCACGCCCTTCTTTTGCTCCAGTTTCTTGGTTTTAAACACCATGGATAAAGTACTCGCAAAATATCCCATAAATCCCAATGGATCGGACAATCTACCCAAATTGAGTTTTTTCATTGTTTTCTCTATCTGATCTCTCAAATCAAATACATCCGTCGGATCCTCTTCGGTCCATTCGCCCTTATCTCTCTTATAAACAATGTTTGACACAATGCCCTTGGTGACTTTTGTCATTAAAATACCGATAGATCCGGTGCTTTCATTTGTAAAACGCAAATCGTCAAAATACATCTTGATCCAATTTTCCAGATCATCTAATTCTTGATGCGGATCATATACCTTCTCTATCAGGATCTTTTTTTGTCTATAATTCAAGGCGTCCATTAAATGAGCAAATGCGTATTTTTCTATTTGTTCTCTTTTTTTAGCATTATCATCGCCTTCAAAAAACGGAAACAAGTATTTTTCAATTAATGTGGTTGTTGAATTTAACAATTTGGAGTTCAAATTTTTGGACCAATCTTTCTCTCTTTCATTGTATTTGTGTGCCGGATTTTGAACCATTTTCATACTGTCCTCTATTTCTTTCTTAACCGATTGGTAATCGGCATTCGCCAATCTTTCCGCAGTTGGCGACATGGGCGACGACGGATCCATAGCTACTTCCAATGGGGCATCTTTGTTTATCTTGTCCGAAATCTTGTATTTCAATCGTGCATGACGGAAATTAATAGGCATCATATTTTCAAACAAATTGGATCGGCTATCGCTTACTTCAATGGGTTGAAAAACATAGTATTCGCCGCGATTAGTGACGCGGCCTTCGCGTCCAAAACTGTCCTCAACGGTTTCATTACCATCTACCAATTTTGTCAAAACATAAAACAACAGATCATCCGAATTCACCGACAACAACTTTTTGAATTCATCTTTGTGAAATGATTTTTTCTCTGTCCGATAGAGATTCTTGATTTTGTCCATCAAATAATTAGCATTTGATTTCATCACCTCCAAATTGTGGGTGTCTTTCACTTCTTTAAAAGGTATAGTTGTTAAATCCATTTCCTTATCTATGCGACACGTATAATCGCACTTGTCATAATCACATGCTTCCGTGCCAGGTTTGTCGCCTACTCGGAAAGACGCGATTTTATTAAGAGAAGATGGTTGAATCTCTATCTTCTTGTTTTCCGCGATTTTAAACAATTCGGCATCAGTGAAATTCTTTTGTCCAATATTCAAAACGCAATCCACCGACACCTCTTTAAGAAGTTTCGTCACTTTGCCAATTCGGATCGCTTTGGACTCAGCATATCTATAAACATACTGATCGGCGCATTCTTCTTCGCCGGTTTCCAGTACAGTGGCATGTAGGTAAATTTCAACGTTGCGGTCTTCAAAAGGGAGTTTACAATGACTCATATTTCTCACGCCTCTGCCCACGATTTGTTCTATGCGGTTCAAATTATACCACGGGTCTAATATGTGGATCTGCCGAATGTTTTTGAAATCCAAGCCTTCCGATGCCGCGCGCGAAATAAGGATGACCTTAACATCATGACCATTTTTATTGGCTTCGCTGGTGGCATATTTGATGTCCTCCGCATTGTTGTGCGAGAAGAATTTGTCGCCGGACAAAATCATATATTTTGCCTGTTTGGTTTTTGTGCCCAATTCCATAGTAATAGCATCGCGCGGTTCTTGGTTTATGGCTGCGCCCTTGGCAAACATGGGTTTAGAATTGGTTCCATATCGGGTGAATCCGAGCTCCTCTAAGGCCAGCGCCATGGGCACGATTCCGCCATCAATGAACTGTGTATAAACCATGACAATTCCTTTAGATTCCAAGATTTTCTCGCATATTCGCGTGATTTTGCTGCTATGTTTATCTAGGGTTTTACTTGCTGAATTTGTCTTGTCTATAGTGAAGAACCCTTCAAATCCTGCCTTGTATTTATATTTGTATTTCATGTAGATCTGATTATCATCATCAGCTTTGGGGATCACCTCGGTATAATCCATGATTCGGTTTATGCCCGATTTGCCTACCATATCTTTCATCATTTCTTTGGCTTCTTCTTTGCTTAAGTCGCCCCAATCGGATTTGTCCATACTGTTGAATTTTTTGGTGGATGGATATGTAATAATTAGAGATTGTAGTGGAATCTGAAGCTTGGTATATCCATAACTCTCCATGTTTTCAAATACGTCCTCGTCATCATCTGGTTTGGCCGATGCGAATATATTTCCGTTATTATGTCGTGTGAATATCTTGGATGTTATGAAGGAATACGCTTTTTCCTGTTCTTTGCCGATTTGGGTCAAATAAACACGGTTTTTCATGACGTCTTTAAGGACAGGCACATTAGGCCGACTGGTGATGCTTTTTTTGGGATAAGTAAATTTCTTGTTTAAAAACGTGGACGATTTGTCGCCTTCTTCAAATGTTTCCGGATAGAGACGGAACGGAAAAGTATAGGGATTCTCTCCACGAACATAAGATACATATCCGTTTAATTTACGTCGCAATAATTTCTCGCCGCTCTCTTTAAATTCGCCGGTTTTGTCAAATACATCACTGTAACTGATTTTTGCGCGACCATCATTGATGTTCATCAAATTACACAACCAGATGATTTCATCTACAGAGTTGTACATGGGGGTGGCCGACAACAATACGAATTTGACGCCTTCGGCGTGCCTTGCCACGTCTTCCAATAGAGGCGCCAACATTGAATTAGGAACATTGTGTACTTCATCTATGACAATCATACGAAAGTTGAAATTCCTCTTAATATTTGCGATTTTCACGTCTTCATCAGAGGACAAAGAATATTTGTTTATTTGGTTGGCTAATTGCGTATATCCCATGAATTCATAACTATTATTTATGATGGCGTTGGCCTGACTAATGATCTTTTCGGCTGTTATGCCAACGTCATTCATGGGGTTGATTTCTTTCAATAAACTGTTACCAATACAGGATCCGGCCTCTATCGTCCAAGAGCCATTGCCATCCAGGGCGCGTTTCAGTTTGCGTTCATCAAAAAGTTGTAGTCGGAAATTGTCCTGGACGTTGGTAGATGCGACCAACATGATCTGTTTTTTCATACTTGTTTGACTCATTGTGGCGCGCATATCTTCCGCGATTCCGATTGCCGAACACGTCTTTCCCGATCCAAGGCCGTGATATAATAAGATGCTATTGTAGGGCGTGTTTTTGGATATGAAATTCTTTACAAACAATTGGTGAGGCATCAGTTCAAAGTCCGGATTAGCGCATAATTTGTCGGCTAACTCCTTGATTCCCACTTTTTTGCCGTCATATTTATAGGAAGCGAATTCCGTGCGATTCGCGATCTTGTGGCTGAAATAAGGATCGTTGACGGTTGGATAGAGAAAATCGTCGGATTCTGAAATGGTCTTCCCTGAAGAAACGATAGAGAATTTAGATTCAGGATTCTTTTTGATATATTCAAACTCGGCATCTTCACCTGATCGTTTTTTGTTCTCTTTTATGGGTACTTTTATTTCATCTTTTATAGGGACTTTTTCCACGTCTTCTTCTACATCTTTCATTTCTTTTTCCATATCTTGTTGTATTTTCTCAATTAAATCATCTTCCAATTCAGACACATTTTGAATCTCTTTATTCAATTCTTCTTTTTCTGTTTTGCTAAGATCTTCTTTAATTGATATTTTCAATTCTCTATCATTTAATATTTTTCTTGTGTATTTCAAATGACTTTGATTTGTTTGAACTCGGTTCTTCTTGAAAACATATCCATCATAAACAAACAATTGCGGCGCCGTATTCTTCTCAACTCCACCCATTTTCTTAGCAAAATACTTCTCCTTGTGTTTTAAATGCCATTCATCAGTATTGCTGTTTGATCCATTACCTGGTTTCATTTTCAAATCTAATTCAAAAAAATCTTTCTCTATCGGAGGCATCAACTTTGCTTGTTCCATTTCTTCTTCTGTGATGACTTCTTTTGATCCCGCTTGCTGGTTCTCATGAGAACCCCCTTGCTGATTCTTTCTTGTCCGATTCATCATTTCTAATAATATACAGTATATATTATTACAAATATAAATTTAACACATTATACACAAGCATACTTAGTTAAAACCGTGTTCACACAAATAAACAATTTCCGTTTTTCTAAATTGTACTGCCTAATAGCATTCACGCAATCCAAAAATGACATCCATTTCATGGCACTAATTTCACTATTATTTTCCTTTTCGCCGCATTCCACCGTGTGCGAATAATCATAATCCATCTTCATTATAAAATACCGATGCCTATATGATTTGTAATTGGATCCAATAAACGTCTCATCATATGGAGTCAAATTCTCTATGATTTTACAAGCAGTTTTATCATTCGCGTATCCGGTTTCTTCAAAAAACTCGCGACTGGCGCAATCTAAATCGGATTCATTTGGGTTTCGGCGGCCCTTCGGAAACCCCCATTCAGGTTCTTGCCATTTCGTCGCGTCAGATTCCACTAAATGCTTGAGATCATGCATTGCGGTTTTCACATAAACTCCCTTTCGCAATTGATTAAACTTGTCGCGCGATATGTTTTCCTCGTTGTTGTATGTGGACTCGTCTTCTTTTTTGCCCCATACATGTTTCCATAAATCATCAAACTCATCTTCCAATAACATCTGTTTCTCGGTCATCGTCATTTGGCATATCATGTTTGCCAGATAATCCTTGTTGTAAACCGAGTACTTGCCTCTCACGAAATCCACGAATCCCAGCGTCTCCTTGCGCCGAATCATCAAATACTCTTTTTGCCCTCCCGGATTCACACGGAATGCGATGATACCATTGCTTGTTATAGGCATCTTACATTGATGAAAATTATGTCCTTTTTTGCCGCAATTATTACAGTATATTATCTCTTTTTGGTTCATCTTAGCGAATTAGTTGCTACTTGTGTATTTAAGTATCTTATTTCTATATACTTTTTAAATTTCACATGAACAGTCAGCCACAATCAAATAGTGATACAAGCCATGTGCGAAAAACAAATGGTGATCCAAAAGTATGGGGACCACATTACTGGTTTTTTATACAAACTCTTGCGCTGACTTATCCCGATTTTCCGAATGAAGTGTCCCGACGCAAATACTATGATTTCTTCCAGAATTTGCCGCTTTTCATTCCTGACGTGGAAATGGGAAATAAATTTAGCACATTGTTAGATAGTTATCCAGTTTCGCCTTATTTAACTAGTAAGGATTCCTTGTCCAGATGGGTCATCTTCATCCACAACAAGTATAATGAAATGCTGGGAAAAGACGAGATCTCTATTGACGAAGCCATGGCGAGATATTATAATCACTATTTGCCCAAACCGATTTCTTTACACAAGGAAATTAAGATGAACCGATACTACATGCATGTAGCTTTTATACTTGGATGTTTGGTTTTGGTTTATCTTTATAGTTAACTTTTATAAAAGTAAAAAAAGAAATACATTATTTATATTGAATATAAACAATTGTCACATTAATAATACAAAAATGGATACTGATGGATATGTAATTTTAAGAAATATTCTTAACAAACAAGTTCTTGATCTGTTGGAGACCCAAACAAAATTGTGCGAGCAAACCGAATGTTATAAAATAAATAAATTACCAAGTGAATATCCATTTGGCGACAGAATGTGTTCAAAAACATTCACAAAATATGGATTGCTTTGTTATGAGTCACTTTTAATAAATTTGAAATCAATTGTTGAAACACATGTTGGAAAAGAACTATTGCCAACATATTCATATACACGAATTTACTATAAAGATTCTATTTTAGAAAAACACACGGATCGGCCTTCATGCGAATATTCGGCAACAATTTGCGTGTCAATTGATGAAACCCCATGGGATATATTTTTTATGTGTGAAAAAGAAATGCGACGCATTACTTTATTTCCAGGCGATTTGATTATATATAAAGGGGCTCAATTGGAACATTGGCGAGACAAATATCAAGGCAAACAACAAATACAAGTATTTTTGCATTATGTAGATAAAAATGGATGCAACAGCAATTGCGCAAATGACAATCGTCCGTTTATAGGTTATACATAATAATTATTTATTTGCAAAATAATAACAATACATTTTTGTCTTTTGATAAAATATAACAAGATGTCTTACATATCACATTTTAATGGAAGACCTATAACAAATCATACAATGAACAATGCTTCTCTATCGGGAGCCGCAGCAATGCCTCTCAAAGATATCACTTCAGACAACACAAGTTCTTTTGCCATGGGTAGGCGCAACTTTTACGAAACCTCACAAGCTGCACAAGTGCAAGCCAGAGAAAAAAAATTCATAGGCGGCAATAGAGACGCGTCCTCAGTGGCCGCCAGAAGAACCGCCGTAGCCATCGGTCGCGTAAATAAATCCGTCAACTCTTTTGTGTCTTCCGATTCCGTTTCACGAAAAGACGAGTTTACTGCCATTCGCAGGGTCCGGTCTGGCGGATATGTTGTTAAGGGTATTCAGAGATATTAAATGTATTTGTGTTGATAATATTTGTGCGGATAATATAAGAACATAAATGCGCATAGAAATCATCGTTTTTGGAATAACCGCATTAATAATAGCCAACATATACACCGACGGCAAATATTTGAAACTCATTCAAACGAACCAGAAATATGTGAAAATGGGCGGAATTGCTTTAGGTGGATTGATGCTTTATATTCTGTTAAAAAAGTTCCCCGATAGAGCCAAGAACATCATCAGTAGTTCAAATGAATACATGAAATATTTGCCTGTTGATAGCGGAACGGCAAGTATGGTGAGTCCAATATTGGATTTCACTTCTAAGCAAAATGTATTCAATGATTCCCAGAATTCACAAACATACAATCATCCGGTTTTGAATATGGAATCTACCTCCTCAGGAGGAGCAAATTCGGCAGAAACCCGCCTACTAAACTCGGGTAAAAATTCGTCAAAAAGGTCCGTCAGCGAAACTAAAAAGAAGTTCGTGGCAAGCAGACAAGGGTGGAAATGCGGCGATTGTGGCAACCAATTGTCCGCCTGGTTTGAAGTAGATCACAAAATCCGACTTGAACACGGAGGAAGCAATCACGTGGACAATTTAGTAGCTTTGTGTAGAGAATGCCATGGGTGTAAAACCGCTATGGAAAATTTATAACCAAATATCATTTCATAATATATATTGTAATTATATTATGCCACCACCAATTAAACCAGCAACAACAAGATTTGACATCATATTTAAAATATTAAAAGACTACGGAATAACAATTGCCATCGCAATTTATTTGGTTATTTTTTCAACTTTAATTCCCAAAGACATGAATGATTTGTATTCAAAAAAATACTTCTACACAATGTCAATATTATTTCCGGTTTTGATCGGATTTGGATATTTGACTTATGCTCGTGGCGTAATTTCGGATCCAAAAGAGTTGGGTAGATTTGCGGCAATCACCGGTTTGCTATTCCTGGCAATCTATCTATACAATTATTTGAAAATCTCCGAAACGGTATTAACATCTCTATCTTTCATGACAAACATCGTCATGGCATCCATCGTGATTTTTGCCGTGATAATTTTTGCCAAAGTGTTCAAAGATATTGCCTACTCGGTTGAAGGCATGCCCGGAATTATAATGCGCTTGATATTTTTTATTCCCTGTTTATTATCGGATTTATTTGATTTCTTGATGGGGCAGATGGCGGCGTCACCTTTCGTGGTTTACGTCTTGATTGGAATAGAGATTTTGCTGATTCTTGCTTATTTTTATATGCCCGAAATTATGAAAGCGTATACTCTTAAGGGCGGACATACAATATTAAACAAACCGGAATTGATTAAAAGAGAAAAACGATTGATCAGTTATTCAGAACTGATGGCGGCCGAAAAAGTCCCTATAAATTCTGAGACAAAAATCAAGAATGAATATGCTTTTTCCATGTGGTTCTACATTGTAAGATTGCCGCAAAACCAAGCGCCGTATAATACTGATGCGACCATCTTTGAATTTGTTAATCAACACCCGAAAATTACCTATAATGGAAAAGACAATTTGTGTAAAGTTCAGTTCTCCCCTGTTCCTGCCGACAATAGAACTTTCAAAATAACCATGCAAAAATGGGTACATTGCGTTGTCAGTTATTCCGTGAATAATGTAGACATTTTTATTAACGGAGAATTAGTTGCCACTGCGCCCAGAACTATTAATGACCAGACCGCAATCAGTGATTACGTTGTTGTTGGCCAAGACGCCGGATTACATGGCGGCATTTGTAACGTCATTCATTACAATCGGTCTTTGTTAAAATTGGAAATAGATCAATTGTACTCAATCAATAAAGATGTTGATCCGCCTGTTGGATTTTAAACCTCATAATTATTTATAGCGGTCGCATGTTTTCACTAAAAAATGCCACTATTAGACATAATAAAACACAAAAAAATCATGGGAATTTAGACACCAATTATGTAATAGCAATTCCTTCCTATAATCGTGTAGAGGCAATAATAAATAAAACATTGACCACGCTCAAAAAGGGCGGCATAGCCGCCCAGTGCATCCACATTTTTGTCGCAAATGACGCCGAACGCATTATATACGAGTCAACAGTTCCTAAAAATCTCTATGGCAAAATCGTCGTTGGTAAAAAAGGCATAACTCCCCAGCGCAAATTCATTGTCAAATATTTCAAAGAAGGCACCAAAATAGTAAGCATGGACGACGACGTTGAGAAGTTTCTTAGACTGAGTCGTGATGGTCAGAAACTCATAGAATTCAAGGCGGGAGATTTAGATAAATTTTTCAGAAGGGCTTTCGCCGCGATAGAGAAAAAAGGACTTTTTATATGGGGAATTTATCCCATGCGATATGCCTATTACATGAAGCACAATGTGACGACCGATCTGCGACTTATTTTAGGAACCACTTATGGATTTGTTTGCCGACATGATCGTGATCTAATTCCAACAGTAACCGAGAAAGAAGACTATGAAAATACCATTTTACATTATTTGAAAGACGGCGGTGTGATGCGGTTTAATGATATTTGTTTGAAAACCATTTATTACAGTCCGGGTGGTTTAGGACGAATGGACAACCGGTTTGCCATCAATGAAGAAGCCGCGAAACAATTGAAAGTTAAATATCCAGATTATGTCACTATTTATGAACGAAAAAATGGCATGAAAGAAGTTAGACTGGCCGATAAATCATAGCTTCACACAAAAACAGGGATCTTTATTTACAAGTTCTGTCTTGTAAATAAATATTTGTATCTGTATATAATGTCATTCTTTTCCAATACAGCAACTGTTGAATGTGCTTATCCCATAATTAAAGAGACAATTCCTGCATCCAATTTAGGATACCGATCAAACAATCGTTATGATGGGTTTCCTCCCATAATGAATGACGGACGATCTTTGATTGCCAGTAATCGTTCCGAGGCTCTATTACACAATTCCATTTTGAAACAATACGGCACCACAAATCACGCGCAATACCGCGCTCATATGATCAAGAATGCCAAGCAAATCATGGAAACCGATTTCCGCATGGCAAGCACGGATGCCGGTTATCCCGCGGGCGAACGATTCGCTGACAAGATTATAAATTCCGATATAAAAACACCACACTTGTTTAAAAGTGCTCTGGATAATCACGGAGATGCTCGTCTCAAATATAACAAAAGTGATTTGAAAGATATTTATTTGTCCAGAGAGCAATTAGAAGCACGCAAAGTTGCTCCCACCCTAAACGTCACTTCAAAATAAGTTGCATAATTTTTATATGATAATAATGAGCTATCACATAAAAATGTTTGTTTGTATTTATTCCTTATCACTTTGTTGAGATGACACAATTAAATCAATCAGTTCACCTTTTTTCATTTTCTGTAATTTAGCAGAATCCGTTTGATATCCCTTGGAAATGATGAAACTTCTTAATGCCGGCAAATTCATTTTCTTGTATGAATCTTTTTCAACTGACAAGGTAATTCCGTCCGAATCTTTAATTTCATTCTCAGCGACATCTTCCAATTTATTTACTACAATATCAGTGTGTTCTTCCGCCTCCAAATCATCCACATCCGATTCATCGGCATCTAATTCATCCACGTCTAAATCATCCACATCCAATTCATCCACATTCAAATCATAATTCTCAGGAATAGACAGATCAACATTGATTAGTTTGGTTTTTTCTAATTCAAAGTCTGATTCGGATCTAGAATCCGATTCCGATTCCGATTCCGATTCCGATTCGTCTGATTCTGATTCAGATTCCGACTCTAAATCTTGTTCAGTAATTTCAACTGTAATTCTTTTATCAACTTGCGGTTGATGGTTATTAGTCTGTAATGCTTGCACTGCTTGTGCTTGGTGGGTATTTCCTCCGATCACACGCATTTGCGGAACAGTCAAATTTTCAAATTCATTTTTGACCAATTGTTTAAATTCCAAATGTGATTTATATACATCATTGATGATATCCAAGCATTTAATGTTCTTTTGCTCAATGTCTGCGATACGACCCTTAAAATAATATATTAATAACCCAACCAATATGATTAAAACGGCTAAACTAAATAATAATGCAGATTCAAAAAATGCTCCCATATTTATATTTATAATAGATCCGCAAAATTATAAATAGTTTAGAACGCATATTGTTTATAAATTTCAAAGGTTAAAAAATCTAAAATTTTATAATATTCTGTATAATATTATATAATAATGGAAGAAGCAAGAACACCATCTGGATTTAAATTTGACAACATGGGAAATTCAGCAAGCACAAATTCAAATACCACTTTTGGAATAAATAATCAAGCCATCATAGTAATATTGTTAGTAACCTTGGGACTTTCTTTTTTAGGAATAAATATATTCATAGTGATTGGCAATCTGGTTGATTCTATTATCAAAATATTTGGCCCCATGATTTCGCAAATTCTCTCTATTTTTGGATACACCACTGGAAGTGTTTTGTCAAAAACCGCTGATGTCGCTGGAACTGTTGCTAAAACCGGCGTGGATTTAGCAGAAGATTCTATTCAATCAGTCGGAACCATTTTGAAAGATGCTAGCCGACAAAATGTAAATCCGGCCACTGTTGCCGGATTAGACGGAGCGCTCAATGTCCAATCAAATTCATCAAATATCTCAACTTCCACGTACAGAGAACCAACGCCTTCTACCAGCGGAAACCCCGTCCAAAAACCCATAACCGCCAACAAAACAAATTGGTGTTTAGTCGGCGAATATGAAGGAAAACGCGGATGTATTCAAGTCGGAGAGCAAGATAAATGTATGTCGGGTCAAGTTTTCCCATCTCAAGTTACGTGTATGAACCCTGCAAATTATGCAGCTGATGGGCAAGCGCAGCAGCAGCAGCAAGAACAGCAACAAAACCGTTAGAATCCAACAATTGTAATAATAAAGCAAATTAGAAAAACAAAACTACATAGAAATTTGACTTCTTACTATGTAGTTTAAGATCAATCAATGTCGTATGTTTCATTTCCCTCAATTTCAAGTTCTCCATGGAAATCACTAGATTGTTTAGTCGGCACAGCAAAACCAGAACCGCATTTGTCTTTTTCGCTACATTCATATTTGTGCGAAATCAAAGAAAAAATCAGCGAATGTGGCGAGGATTGGGACATTTACAAAAAGTACACAAATCCGTATGAATACATTCATGGCAATTCGCACAAGCCAGGCATATGTAAATATCGGCCCATCTCGCGCGCCTATTTCAAAATGCTGGAAATATTAGACACTTTCAATATCATCGGCAACAACCAATGGTCCAAGAATCGCTCAAGTTTACCCATTAAAATGTTTGGAATCGCCGAAGGCCCTGGCGGCTTCATTGAAGCCGTGTGTAATCATAGAAGCCATTCCGGAATGAATATCAAAGACATGTATTATGGCATGACGATAGAGGACTCTACCAACGATGAAGTGCCTGGGTGGCGAAAAACCCGCACTTTTCTCAGGAACAATGAGAATGTCATTTTAGAGAAGGGCGCCGATGGAACCGGAAATATATTGAAAATGGAGAATTTCCGCCATGTCGTTTCCAAATATCGCAATTCCATGGATATTATCACCGGTGACGGCGGGTTTGATTTCAGCTCCGATTTCAATAGTCAGGAAATCATCATTCATGATCTATTGTTTGCCCAAATTGCCTATGCCGTTTGTATGCAACGCCAGGGCGGATCGTTCATTTTAAAAATGTTTGACTGTTTCTACAAACCCACCGCGGATATCATTTACATTTTGTCTTCATTTTATGACAGAGTTTACATCATAAAACCGAACACGAGCCGATATGCCAATTCGGAGAAATACATAGTGTGCGTGGGGTTCAAATATAGCAGCTCGGCGAGTTATTACGGAATATTTGAAAAGACTTTGGAAAAGGTTGTGAATCGGCCTCCTGATACTTTCATCACTGGGTTTCTGAAACAAACCCCCATTCCTCTTTTTCTGAACAACAAGATTGAAGAATGTAATTCCATCATCGGACAGACCCAGATAGAGAATATTTACAACACGCTGTCTTTAATAGAAAATAAATACCGCACGGAGAAGATTGAATCTTACATGAAAAATCACATACAAAAATGCGTGAATTGGTGTATCAGACACCGCTTGGAATATAATCCGCAAACCACTTTAGAAGAACCGGTCAACATATTTATGCGAAATAAACCCAAAGAAGTGGCCATGGGTGGAGGCTCCCAACAGGGGGATCCCTGAAGGGATCTACGAGCGAAGCATGGAGCAATGAGCGAAGCGTAGGCTCCCCTCAAGGAGATCCCTAAGGGAAGCAATGAGCACAGTGAACCTTAATATTATTTTATTTGTATTTGTTATGATAATGCCAAATATCATCGCAGTTGAATTCACATCAAATGATGAAATTGGTAATATTTTGTGGATGTCGCGACAGGCGCAATTTGCCGGGGCTATTTTCATCTACACAGATGTGGAAGAACGACTAAACTCAACTGACGGAGATTTTGGATATATGGAAATAAGTAAAATGAATGGCGCACGGTGTTTTCCAGTGGCAGTGTGTTCACGTAAACATGGATGTTATCATTGTCTTAATACATTCACGCGGCAAATGATAGATATATGTTTTCGCCGAATTGCGAACGAACTTAAAAAAAGACAGGGTGAAATAGACACTGTGTTTTTTGTTGTGGGTGATCTTTATAATTGTGTGATTGATGTGAAAGAACATGCTTTTGTAGGGACTGATATAATTGGATATGTTATGCGGAAAATTAGGGAACTGTCGCCGGATCAAAGCGTGAAGATGTTTGTTAAGAGAAATAGACATACTTTTTAGTATTAATTTGTGTAAAGTTGGCAAATTAATTTGGTGCGCAAATTAATATTTGGCGGATGCGGGATATTAGGAATATCTCAGCTACGCTGAGATGCCCTAATATTTGTGTTGCCAAAGGCAACAGGGATACAAATGTTTTGGCGGCCACGCCGCAAAAACATTAGTATTTGGACCATTTATTATTATTATACGAATTGATCACCATCAACTTATCTTTATTCTTCGTAAAAAAATTAACTTTCTTATCCAACAAAGTATCTTCGGGCGATTTGGGATAAATGCGACTTTTGCGAGAATCCATCAACGCTTTTTCGGCATCCGTCATTTTCGGTTTAACTCCATAACAATTTGCGCCAAACCGAATATTCGGATTTTGAAAATACCCCCCATTGACACCCGGGCGTCCTAAATCATGTTCATGCCCCTTCACAGATTGTAGTTTTTCCCAAGTTTTTTTCTGAGTTGGGAAATACGCATGTTGTCCGTCGCTCCATCCATAACTTGTCCATTCTGCGCCATTGTCATATGATTCTTCAATTTGATCATAATTGGCCAATTGCGCTCCCAATGCTTCGCACGCAATTCCTGCGTCTTCATATGTGTACAAATTATTTGAAATGTTAAATACTTCTTCTTGTGCTTGATCTTGTACTTGATCTGTTTGTTCTGTTGTTTTTGTTTCTGCTTTTGTTGTTTCTGAAGGTTTAGAAGCCTCTTTCGGCGTTGTGTTTGGAAACAAACCACTAAAATCCATATCATAAATCATGTCCACAATTCGGATTCCCAAAAATGTTTTGAAAAACTGCACAAAAACCAATATTATTAACCAGAGAAATGCTTTTGATTCCAAAAAACTTATTGATACTGGTTTTTCGGAATTCATGGGAATTTTTAAAATATAAGTCCCCAAATAAAACAACGCTATGAAAATTACTACTTCTAAAATTGAATACGCATTATTAAAATAGTCTCGCGTTCCTTTTGCCAAATCCTTGAAATAACTATCCTTCTCGGATTGATCCAAAGAAAAATAATACAATGCCAATAACACTAGAACAACAATTAATACAACCGTGTCCACCATCATTCCTCCAATTCCAAGCATATTCATTATTGCAAATATGGAAAAATATACTCCTAAAAATGCGATTGTCATCATCATTGTTTGATTATCATAGAAATTATCGGATTTCGTTTCATTTGATGGCTGCGTAGTTTCCGATGGCATAGTGGTTTGATAAGAAGCCGCAGTGGTTGATGACGAAGTAGTTGCCGAAGAAGTAGTTGCCGATGGTCTAGTAGTTGCTGAAGATGTAGTAGCCGATGGTCTAGTAGTTGCTGAAGATGTAGTAGCCGATGGTCTAGTAGTTGCTGAAGATGTAGTAGCCGATGGTGTTGTTGATGACATATTATAATCCGCTATATATTAGATTATAATATTATTATTATTTGCTTCTTATCCTGTAAAAAAAGCAATATGCCATGGGTGTTACAATATTTGTTTTTTCACCAATTAGTCCAACAGAATCATCATTGTAATGGATCCACTTGTTCTCACAATTCTTCACAAATGCCGTGTAATGTCCCCCATTCGTGGATCCCATGTGATTACAAATTCCATACAAATCATATATGTATTTATTGGGCGAATAATCCTCTACATATTTGGAGAGGTCTAATCCAGTCAACGGAAAATCCACCAAATCCGGTTTCTTTTCTATGCGATTGCGCGAAACCGTGAATCTTTTCAAGGTGATGACCAAGATTTTAGGAAAATTCCAAAACCGCATCCTCTTCTTTACGTCCTCTTTTAGGCCGGTTTTCTCATTGTACCATTGATTGTCCCCCACCATCAATTCCTCTTTACAGAATTCATTCAAACAATCATATATGTTAGTTGGTCTATTTGAGCCGTCAGATATAGGTATCGGCAAATCCAATATGAAATACTGTTCCGGTTTTAAAGAATGGATTTCTCTGACGCCGCTGATTTCCGATACCATGATTCCGTAAAAAAGATCTTGTATTTCTGAATACTCTTTGCTGAAACTGTCGCGCAACATTTCGTAACATTTGACCGCCAAATGGTCCAATTTAGACTCGGGATTTCCTACAATATTCACATTCACTGAACGCGATATGCTGGTGTGGAAACAATTGATGACAAATCTAAGAAACTCGGTTACGTCGTTTTGCGCCCATCCGGTGAATATCTCAATGTCCTTTTGATTCGCCACTTGTTGAACCGCCAACACGAATTTCATCGGTTTCACCACGCCGTTTCCCGACCACATAGTCTCCGTCAATTCTTTCCATTCTTGGAAAATTCTGAGATCATGCGGATGTTTAGATATGGCCATCCGATCGGCCACGATTTGTTTGTTGAGGACACCGTGTAATTCATACGTGTGCGATAGAGCTTGTAAACATGAATTTAAGAAACATGTATTTCCCAAATTAATTAATCCTGTATATCCATTTTCTGAATACTGTTTCTTTGAAATTTTCATTGTTTTTTGAATAATAATAATATAGAAGAATGACGGATTATTTCTATATCCTAATATAAAATAATGAACGCACATACAAATATATTCTCAAATATGCTGTCTTCGTTGCTGAATGAAGATCTGCCTCCAACTTCACAACAAGTGATGCGTTTAATGACGCAATACATACATGCGCAAAATGATTTCAATTCTAATATGACTCGCATGATTCAAATGTTGGACAGGCCAACTGTTACTCTTGATTTTACAAATTTAATTGACTTGTCAGGTAATAATTCTCAAAGACTTACTCCAAATCAAATTGATTTAGCCACCACAAGTTATAATTATGTATTGGAAAGTGAATTGAGTGAAACAATAACTTGCCCCATTACTTTAGAACCAATTGCTGAAAATGAATCCGTTATTAAAATAAATCGGTGCGGACATATATTCAAAAAACCGGCATTACTACGATGGCTAGAACGTGAATCACGATGCCCAGTTTGCCGGTGTACAATAAATAATTAATGTGCGTTATATATAAACAAATGCTGAATTTTTTAAAAATTTTTAAGAGCGGAGGAGGCAATTGCTCAAGTTCCAACGGAACTAAAGGAACCAAAGGCAAATGTCCTCCTTCACTGATTGTAGGGGAGCCTTCAACCCACAAAGCGCCACCAAAAACGATTCAATATAACGATGAAGACATGTCAAATATAATTTTTAAAATAGTAAAAGCAAAGAAAGAAGGCTTAACCGCCGAACAAGTATTAAATTACGATGAAAAAAAAGCATATGACAATTATTTATTACAAAAAAAAGAAAAAGATTTGAAATTTAAAGCAAAACAAGAAGAAGCCACAAGAATAAAAGAAGCAGAAACTAGAAGAAAAGAAGCGGCCAAACAAGAAGAAACAAGAAGAAAAGAAGCAATATCAAAAAAGAAATTAGAAATAGAAGAAAGAAAGAAGAGACAGGAAGAAGAAAAGAAGCAGAAACAAGAAGAAGAAGCCAGACAGAAATTAGAAGCGGAAACTAGAAAGAAGGAAGAAGCCGCAAACTTACAAATATCTAATTATAAAAAAGCGAATCCTAGTCGGGCTGACTTGGTAATTAAATCGTTAAGTAAAAAAAACCGAAGCAAGGGGAGCAAAGGGAGCAAGGGGAGCAAGAAAAGCAAGGGTGGCAGGAAACAAACGACTCGTCGTAACAATTAATATGACATCTGTGTAATACTACTTGAATAATTTGTAAACAAACTTAGAAAGAAATTTATTTATTATTGTATCCGATGTTTGCTGAAATTTATAATTCCATAACGTCTTTTTTTAAAACTATTTTCATAGAAAACAACATCATGTTTAAATGGATAAAAATTAGTTATCTTTATAATTTTTCATGGGAAGACAGCGAGGTTGATCAACACTTTCTTAATATTGATGAAAACGATACGCTTTTGTGTATCACTACAGGAGGAGACAATATTCTCAATTATTTACAATATAATCCCAAAAAAATAGTGTCCTTGGATCTAAACAAACATCAAAATTATTTATTAAAAATGAAAATAGCTTTGATTCGGGTGTGCGACCAATCCGAGTACTTGAAAATCATTGGCAACCCGTGCGATGATAGCTATGCTTTGTTTTGCGAAAAGTTTGAACAAATACAAAAAGACCAATTGCTGAGAGATCCACGCAGTAGATCAACGAGCGAAGTGCATGATGATTGCTTAGAATATTGGATTGAAAACAAACACCTCATGCAAAACTTTATTTATTCGGGCGCTTCCGGATTTTTGGCATATTACTTGTTGAAGTTTTTTGCTTTATTTGCGATTCCCATATATGAAATTCAATTGGAAACTAATTTGGAGAGACAAATAGAATGGTACAATAAATATGAGAGTAAATTTCACACTTTCATTAACATTCTCATGTTCTTCCAATATCCCATCACGCAACTTCAGGGCGTCCCCAAATCCCAATTAGAAAAACAAGGCGACCTAACAGTGAAAACAAAACAAATATTCAAAGACCTATTCACAAAATCGCTGCTCAGTGAAAATCCATTCTACTATTCCTACATTTTTGGCGAAATGACTGACGATTGTTGTCTTCCTTACATGAAGAAGGTCAATTATGAAAATGTGAAAGCGCGCTTAAACACCATTGAAACACACACCACAACAATCAATGAGTTTTTGTCTAAAAATGTAGGGAATGAATTTGTCAAATTTACCAAAATCTCATTGCTAGATCATTTGGATTGGTTTGATACTAAGGATATTGTGGCTGAGTTCCAATTGCTACAGAAAAACGTGGCCGACGATCATAAGATCCTTTTTCGCAGTTTTGCGAATCCGAAACACATTGATAAGTCGCTGCTTTATTTGAATTATCTTTACAAGGATGTCATCAATTCTGATGTAGAAATCCCCGTTGACAAGGTTCATATGTATACCACCGTCGCGTGTGTCACTATTCCACAAGATCTGATTTTCCGCGAAATTGTGCCCATTAAAGTAGAGACCAATTTCGCAAAAGACATGAACACATTATACAATATGTGGTTTAAACCGATTTCGGGCGAAAATCAGAAGGAACAGTTGGAGTCTTTTTACAAAGACCAGTCCGAGAATTATGATTCTTACCGACAACGATTTCTACATGGCAAACATGAAGTGATGTCTGTTTTTCCATTAATCAAGAACAAAAGTGTCCTTGATATTGGAGGGGCCACCGGATTCAATTTTGAATACATTAAAGACGATTTGAAAATTTACAAACAAATAACCATTTTGGATTTGTGTAAATCATTGTTGGATGTGGCGGATGCGCGGATCCAAACTAATGGCTGGAGAAACGTGAAAACGTGTCATAAAGATGTTATGACTATAGGGGAAAATGGACAAAGTCATAAGTATGACGTTATTATGATAAGTTATACCCTAACCATGGTTCCGGATTGGAAGCTTATTTTGAACAAAATCCATGAATTGCTAGAGGATGATGGATATTTTGTGATCACAGATTTCACGGTGGATGACAATGACAGTTTTTGGAAGAAGGTTTTTGCCACAGATAAAGTCTATCCAGATAGAGAACATGTGAAATATATTCGTGATTTGTTTAGACAAGAGAAATATTTCAAAGAAGATTATGGAGGATTTCCCTATGTGCCGTTTTTCATTAAATGTAAATGGTTTTGCGGGGTTTATCAAAAATAGGGGATTAAATAATAAAAATGATTTATTTGATTTATTTGATTTAATTTTGATTTAATTTTGATTTAATTTTGATTTAATTTTGATTTAATTTTGATTTATTTGATTTTATTTTTTTAATTTTATTTAATTTTATTTAATTTTATTTAATTTAATTTAATTTTATTTAATTATTTTAATTTTATTTAATTTTTATTAATTATTTTAATTTTAATTTATTTCTTTAATAATTCTTTCATTTCTTTCATTTATTTAATTCTTTTATTTTTTCATCTATTTCATTTATGGCAATTTCCACACCTCTTTTTTTATCTTCCAAATATTCACTATCATAATCACGGAAAATATCTTCCCAACTATCACAACCATGATAATTATATATTAAATTAAATATATGGGTTTCTTTTTTGGATATTAATAAATATATATCTAATAATTTCTTTTTCTCTTCTAAAGACCAATTTTCCAAAGAGTTATTATCTTCTAGTTTATCTATTATATTTTCCATTCTTATATCATTTAATTGTAAAATAACGGCGTTTGAATCTTGAAACAGTTAATACATATGAAGGAACACAAGACATTCATGGATTAATACTCGGAAAAGGAATTACTGGAATTAGTTCTTTTTAATTATTCCTCCACACCCATGTAAATAATAAAAAAACATATTTTATTATTTATTTTATTTCCTTGATCTAGATTTCCTTTTTTTAGATTTCCTCTGTTTTTTTACTTTGCGCGAACGTTTTCCTCCGGTTATTAACTTAATCTGGGTTGGATCATATTTTGGACACTCAATTTTATTTTTAATAAAACCGTGATTAAAAATTGCCATTAAAGATAATTCAATTTTCATAAGTGGTTTTATATTGATGTATTTGTTTAAATTAATTTTTTCAGAAAAATTTGGTTTAAATAAATGAAATGTTACGGTGTCTAATTCGCTTATAACATCAGATTCTGTTGTGGGATTTTCATGACCATTATCAGAATTTTTTTTAAATTCGCAAATTATTGCATCATATTCAGGAACAGTTAAATTCTTATCAATAGCTTTCATTTTATTTCCCAAATCTATTTTACAGCAATCTCCGACTTTATATTCAACTCCGACTTCATTTTCATCATCAATTTTAAGAATTGTCATATTATTATCTTTTTTCCAGGAAACTTTCTTTTTCCATTCGCCAAGATCTGGGGATTCAACTATTTTGAAATTTAAATATTGATTTGATTTATTTTCTAGTTGTATATTAAGTTTTTTTTTAAATAAATTAGCTCTCGTTATGTTAAAAGACCAAGAATTTAAAGATGGACGATCATGACTATTACAATCATTTCCTTTCCATCTTACCAAACTATTTCCATAACTAAAAGTATTCATTTGAAGTATCATATAAATATTACCGTTATTATTGACATTTTTGTCTTCGTTGTCATCAACTTGAATGCAATCGCCAACTTTTAATTCAATGTTAGCTGGTTCATCTTTTATTGTTTTATTACTTGATAATGCAACTTCTTCATTCAGATTGTTGTTTTCCATTTATATATAATAAGCCCATATTTTATCGCTTCACAAAGAAATTAGTGATCGGCTGATTCCTATTTTTCTCATTCTTTATTTGTAGCAAATACTTGTCAAACAAAAGCGCCTTAACTTTCTCCGAACAGAACTTCTCCTTCTTCTTGATAAACATTTCAAAGTCAGGATTCTCTTTCTCTATCTCCTTCAATTCATCATTGAACTTCTTGATCGCCGACCACTTCCCTTGATTCTTCCATATTTGTTCCAACGCCAATCCCATGAACTGGCAAATCGGCTTTAACAACTGGTTAGTAATATAGAAATCATAATCTATCTTCAGCTTCGCCTGAATGATATACTCCGGCGTCTCTATCTTCTCCCCCTGAAGCGCCTTTTTATTGCTCGTCACAACATGAATGAATTTCATGCGATCGCCCGGCTTCGGCATATTTCCCGGATCGCGCTGTCCGATTCGGTCTGCCAACACTCGGTGCGCTATTTGCTGCGGGTTCTTGTAATATCCACGCAATGCCTTGGTTATTTCCAACTTGTCCGTAGGCACAGTTCCAGCAATTAAACTCGTCAAACTGCCGTCCAAATACTTGATCGCATCCATCACGTTTCCGCCCTTCATCACCAGGTTGATAATTTGACCATAAGTGTCTTTCAAATAATCGCACGAATCGCGGCGTTTCAAAGACAAACCCATGTATTTGAGCTTGCCCTTGTTGGGGTCTTCTTCATAAAGGATCCCTACATATCTCTTCTTTGATAGTAGGGCAAACGGCATCAGCGTTTTCTCATAAGCTAAATTCATCGGCGGTTTTAAGAACATCGTGGAATAATACGCGGCTTCCTGCGCCAGTTCTATGGTGATTTCCAACGCGTCTTTGCCAATAATCTTTTCGCCCGTGTCCTTGTTTGTCAGATTGAATATAAAGAATACCGAGTCCGTGTCGCCATACACATATTCCGCGTTGGTCATCACTGGCCCATGCTTCTTGGTCTCGCAGATCCGATTCTTGTAAATTTCCTCTACAATTTCTCGGGCATAAATGATGGACAAACGACCACTCGCGGTAGTTGATGCCGCCACGTCTTTCTCATAAAAGGTGGATGTGCGCGCGCCGCATTGACCATACAGTGAATTCGCAGTCACTTTGTATGCCAATTGTCGCTTGTCTAATATATTTGCCATGAATGGATCCGCTGCTTTCTTGGACTTCTTCTTAGTCTCCTCACGCGCTTTTAACAATTCCATCAGAATGGACGGCATCACCGACTTTTCTTCATTTGGTAACTGCGCCCAGCAGACCACGCGTTTGCCTACCTTGGTCTTAACCGCCTTCGCCGCCGGCCGCTCCGGATTACGCCGCCATTCAAATGTGTCAAATTCTATCTCTACATAATCGTAGTTGGGAAGTCCGTAATAAATGTAGTTGCCTTTCTTGTCTTTCTCACCTTCTTCCTTAACCAATTTGCCCGTCAAATCATACTCTTTTGCCCAGACCTTGCTGCTATGGCAATAATTCTGACTGATCATGGATGAAGGGTAAAGTGACGAATAATCCACGCAAGCTACTGGCTCATCAATGTAGATCTTGGTTTTGGGAGGCAATACTATGGCACCTTCATATCCTCCGTCGGATTTCACCTTTTCCAGGTCGGGCATCAGATACCCTTTTTCCATACATTTTTTAGCCACGAAACTAGTTAGTTTAACGCCTTGACCACGGAATACCAAGAAATTTATAGGCACGGAACACAGATTTGCCATCTCCATATATTCGGTCAAAACATCTATCTTGCGCATCAAATGATGGACCAAGTTACAATCCTGAATACAATATTTGGCTACTATGGCGCGTTCCGCGTCTGTGCCATTACTCATGCGGAATATGTCTTGGGGACTCACGTCGTCCTTTGCCATGCCCCAACGGATCTTTTTTGTCTTGTCTATGGTTTTCTCGTGATGACCCGCGACAAGGATTGTGTTTGATTGCGATTTGTTGATTTCAAGCACAGTAAACTTCTTACCGCCCATGTAATAATCCGACGTGAACGAACTCAATTCAATATGGATGAAATCGCCCACATGTAACCCCGTCAAATTCTTGGTATGTAATTCAGTACACTCACCAAATATAGGGTGAATTATGTTGACGGTTTTGGACACATCGTCGCTAATATTCTGGGAGGCGACGTCATCCAACTTGTAGGAGGACAAGTTGAAATTGCGGCGGAAATAGTTGTACATATCTACTTGTAATCGGCCGCTCATATTGATGTATCGTAAATCGTATTCTCCACTAGCAATCGCGATCTTAGTCTGTTCAATGTCTATCGCCGACGCATCATTGTGGTCGCGCTTTCCACAGAACTCGCCAGTCTTCCTGGACAACTGTAGGAATTCCTCCACGCAATGTGTCTCCTCCGCGCGACGAAACAAGAATTCGTAATCAAACCCGAAAATGTTGTATCCCAAAATGATATCGGGATCTTCTCTTATAACAAGGTCTCTCCATCGCATGAGTACTTCACGTTCTGCGTCTACTTTGTTGCCGTTAACAATTGGCACGGCCTCTATCGTCGCGCCCTCAATGGGCGCACACCCGCCAAGAGTGACACAATGATTCAGATATGGCTCTGATTCACCATATCTCACAAATGTGGATCCAATCATGGTTACGGGGTCACCCTCTAATGGAGGGAATGTAATTGTCATTAATTCATCCAATTGTTTGATTTTCTCGTCGCGATCATATTTGTCGTTTAACAAGATATCAATGATAGTGATCTTTGAAACGGGTTTCTTTTTTATTATGATTTCTAATGCTTTAGCATCTGATGCTTTCTCTAATTCTTTGGAATCCTCTTCTTCCGAATCCTCATCTGGTTGTTCTTGTTCTTCTTCCTCCTCTTCATCATCATTATCCACGTCTAATTCCACCTCATCTGAGGCTGCCATAAATTTACTGGCCGATTTCATCTTCTCAAACATAGTATCCAAGGTTAAGAGACGCGCGGACTCTACCGTCTGCTTGCTGGTGGCCTCGTTGAATGACGTTTTCAATACATAATCGGTCATTGCCTCTATCTGTTTCCTATCTTGCTTGCCCGACTTGGGATAAACCGCGTCCATAGATCCACTCAAAAATCCAAACGCATTTAAGATCATAGATTTGAACATTTGACTAGCAATAATTTTGTCACATATCCTGTTCTTGATATATTCGTCAATCATGTTCATGGCCAAACGTTTGTATGTTTTCTTTGGTAAAGGGAAATCACCGTGACTACTGCCGGCCTCAATATCAAAACTCATGATCTTGTAAGGAACCACGGTTTCCTTCTCTGGCATAGGCACAACGTTTTTCTGAGAAATGATGAATTCATACTTACATGATGTAGTGTGGATTCCGGTGTCGCGGCCATTCACGGAAACCCAGCCGTTGGGCCACACCGAATTAATGTGGAAATATCGGAGCAATGGTGGCAAATTGGCTTCGTACAATTCGGTGTCCTTTAGGAAAGGTAAACAAGCCGAGTTATGCATCTTTTTGCCTTGTTTGGTTTTGTAGTAGCACAAAGTTTTTCCACCTATAGGAGTCTTTACATACCACAGATTCTTGGCCTTATTGAATGCCACGGTGTTCTTAAATGTCAGTTTAACAAACTTTGACAATTTGCCCGCGGCAAACCCATATAACTTCTGACTGTCAATCATCTCAAACGCGACGAGTGAAGTCTTGTAATAATCCCCCAAATTTTGTTTAATTTCTCTTACGAATCCTTGCATGTTGGATTCTGTCCAATTATCTTCTACTTTTACGTAGAAGAATGGTTGGAAATCGTCTATAAAAATACTGGCTGTTTCGCCTTTTTCGTTGATTCCATACATTTGAACCATGAACAGCTTGTCATCGGTGCGCTTTGGTTTAGCGCCTTTTTCGTCATCGGATGAGGAAGAGTGTAGATCCTGTGGATCTAAGGGTGCCGAATTGAAAATGTCAAAATGGAATAAACGGAAAGAATAGTTGGTGTTAGTTGATTTTTTCATTGTGTTAGTATATTTTTGCTTTTCTGTTTAACTTTTTTTTTGGAATCAATTTTTCTTGTGTTAGAACAACCGTCGGTTGTTCCACATGTATTCGCCCTTTGTTCTTCCGAAGGAAGAAGGGATATTAGGAATGTATTAGATACACTGATTGTTGCCGTTTATTGGATCTGTATATTTGTATTTATTATAAATATATAGATGATGAATTTGAATTTGGGACGAGCATTAAATCAAAGTGTAAATCAAAGTGTAAATCAAAGTGTAAATTCAAGCGCAAATGAACAAGATCCAAAATATTATTACATGTTTCGCATTTTTAATTCAGAATCGGGTGAATGGAAAAGTTTTCCTTCTTATGAAGTGAAAGATGGTAAATTAATAGATGATAAAAAAGTTGAACGAAATATAAACTCATTGATGCTTAATAATGACAAAACAATGAACGCTTTTATAAAAAAGTCACAAGAGTTACAAAAAGAGTCAGAAGACGATTTAAATGAAGAATTAGAAGAAGAATTAGAAGAAGAATTAGATGAAGAATTAGATGAAGAATTAGAAGAAGAATTAAAAGAAGAATCAGAAGATTTTTTAAAAATGTTAACTTCTCTAGGAATCACAGAAAATCAGTCAAAATGGCATCCAGTTTTTACGATATTTTCAAAGCAACTAAAATCTGCCGAATCAAAAATGGATGAATTAACAGATTTTGTTATTGGCGAAAATTTGTACAAAATAGAAGAAGAAGTATTGTTTGCGGATGCCATAGGAGCATCATCAATAATGGTGTTGGTGAATGAAATACAGTTGGCAGTTCCAAAAGGTCTTTCTAATACTTCGGCAAATCCCGGATATAACGATAATAAACTAGAAACTAATTATATTAATGAGTCAGAAGATGGATCAAAAACAAGTTTAAAAACGACTTCATATATGACAACTGACAATGAAGTTAAAAAGCAAAATGATCAAGAATTAAAATCCGCCGAGTTTGTAAATTCATTACTAAAATTGGCATCAAATACAAGTTCAAACACGCCTTCATCTATTATCCATGACAATAATTTTAAAGATGGAACAGATCAACTAAATCCGGATGTTACAAATGATCAAAAATTAAACTCCACCGAGTTTGTAAATTCATTATTAAAATTGGCTTCAAACTCAACTTCACAAGCAAGTGCTGATAATAGTCAAGTTAACTCAGACCAACCTGTCGCAAATTCAAAACCTCTCAACGAACAACAATTAAACTCCGCCGAGTTTGTAAATTCAATATTAAAATTGGCTTCAAACACAACTGTTAAAGACGAATTTAAAGAAGAAGAAGAAGAAAATGATGATAATAGTCAAATTAACAACAGTTTAACAGAAGCTCTTAAGACTGCCTTCAAATCTGAAACTCAACCAACAATTGAAGAATCTAAACAACAATTAAACTCCGCCGAGTTTGTAAATTCAATATTAAAATTGGCTTCAAACACAACTGTTAAAGACGAATTTAAAGAAGAAGAAGAAGAAGAAAAAGAAAAAGAAGAAAAAGAAGAAAAAGAAAATGATGATAATAGTCAAATTAACAACAGTTTAACAGAAGCTCTTAAGACTGCCTTCAAATCTGAAACTCAACCAACAATTGAAGAATCTAAACAACAATTAAACTCCGCCGAGTTTGTAAATTCAATATTTAAATTGGCTTCAACCGCGGATTCAAATTTAAGCAATGAAACTAACGAAGGTGCCAATCCTGCTGAGCCGCACGAGCCAGAAGAGATGATTTCAAATCATTTAAATGATACAAAATTCGTAATAATATCCAATGATGTTTTAAAAAAACAAAAACAAAAACAGGAATATGGTGAATCTGGAATTAATTATTATATTAAAGAGAATGTAAGATTTGAAAATAAAAAAGGAGATTTAATAAAAACAGAAGAGTATTATGTTAAACAAAAAGAAAGAATTAAAAGTGTCACAAAAAAATCAGAAAATAAATATGAAGTAATACTTGACAATAACAAAAAAATTAATTATCAAAACACAAATGAAACTTTTAATCAATTTAAAGAAGAAGAAGAAAATGGAACAAATTTATATTTTAAACAAATTCCAGAAATTGATTCAAATTCTGATAACAAAACACTTGTGCTTAAAGATTTGAATATAACTTTACAAGCGGGTGACTGTATTACATTTGACGAAGTTATTGATAAAAAAATAACAAATAAAACGGGTAGATTTGTTTCCAAAGGTGTGATTGAATATAATACAGGTAACAAAAAAATAAATTGTATTTATTATGAGAATTGGGAAAATGATGAATGGAGTAGTGAAAAACAAGGAATTATTTACCTTAATTATAAAACTGAAACATATAGTGCAAATTGGAGAACTATTAAAAAATGTTCACAAGCAGAAAAAGATAAAAAAGATAAAAAAGATAAAGAAACAAAAGAAGCAAAAAAAGCATTAAATGAACCAATTGTTCCTATTGATGATGATAGTAAAGATAGTAAAATTAATAACAGTTTGACAAAACCTCTTAATAACACATCTGAAACACAACTAAACGATAAACTAACAAAAGTTCTCAATGATGCCCTTGAATCAAAAAATATAGGAGGAAAAAGAGATCCCGATAGAGAACGTGTTTACAAATTGCCTATTCATAAAAGGAAAACTGACAACTACTACAATTATGAATAAACCCCGGACAATTGTCATTTTCCGAAAACCAGAATCCATATGAATTGTCTTTTTCATTGATTGTGAATCCTATACAATATTGAACTCCCAATCTCGTAAAGTGAAACGGATTAGACCAGCCAATAATCTCAAAGTGATTTATTTTTACCAACATGTGATAATAATGTAGCGGCGCGTTTTTCACCGATTCCGAATAATGGACAACACAAATATAGCATTGATCCTTCTCCGACCATACCGGGACTGTTGACCCACGTACCTTGTCAAATATAAGATTTGGCACATGTTGGCTGATCTCTATCGCAAGCTTTGCGTCTTCATTCAAAGTTCCAATCTCAAACGGCTGCCACCTGTAAATGTATTTTCCCAAGAATGGGATCCAATTCTTTTCACACCTAGTCTCCGTCGGCGGCTCTAAAATCTGTCCCGATTCCAATCCGTCTTTTCCATATTTGCCCTTCACAATTCGGATTGCCCCCGATTTTATGTAGGAAGTATTGGCCGCTACAAATTCCATTTCTCTATCGGCATTCATGTAGATGCGCAAATCTTCCAGGCCAATCACATGCTGATTCTGTTGTTCCAATCCGATCTTGGACTCATCCATTAATGTTGATTCCATAATTTTGGTCAAATCTGGCGACAATATGCTCTTCATATTAAGGGATTGAATTGTGCCATTGTGATTTATCAAGAATTGACCACGACTGTTGATTTGGTAATTTACATATCGGGTGTTGAGGAAGCCATCAAAAAAAGACGCCGACGACGGATAGAATCCCGGTATTTCTGGGTAATCGTAACGAACAATTTTATTGGTATAATAATTAGACAAATTCGCAGAAAATAGAGACGACGGCATTCGCACAATACTGTCATTGTGGTTCCCCTCAAACCATAAAATATCCAATCCACATTCTTTCTCCAAATAGGCCCACATATTGACTTCCCATGTGATCCGATTCTGTTTTGTCATAGCTTCAACATAATGATTTTTGTACATTTCATGCATCTCTATAATAGAGTTGGCATCGCCAATTAGAAAACCACCGCAAAACCGCCAGTTCACATGATTGAAATCTGTATGTTGATGAGCATCTATGTTCCAACATCCAGGTGCCGCGATGAATTTTGGTATAAATTGTTGTTCTAACAAATAATATATATAATCAATAGTATCCGCGTGGCGTTTAAATACATGCGGCAAATTGAAATCTATCCACGCAAAATGATTATATTCGTTTGATTCATCATTAATTAAATTAATCGCTTTTTCCAAAATCTCTATCTTCATGTTTATCAAAGACAAAAATAAAAAGTCATCTTTGATTTCATTTCTCACATCTGGCAATTTGTTGGCGAATGGCAAACTTGCCCGGTAAATCCACGATTCCGTCTTATAATCAAATGGCACATGACATATATTTTTATGTTTATCAAATATATCCGCCAGATCTTCCTCATAAATAGGATCATAGAATAGTATGACGCGAAATTCACCATGTGACGGATCACTTTTTTTATGTTCAAGTAATAATTTGAAGTTATTGATGCGCCATTCAGTGGTTTTATGCGAAACTTGACAATCAATATTTATTAACGCTGTTACGTAAATTAGTGACATTATTATATATATATAAAACCTTTTTGTATATATATTTTATAAATAAAATGGAATATCCTGTTTTTTCGTTTGACAATATCAAATATAGATGTCAACAAGACTTAAACAAGTTAACAAACGAGTTTACAAACAATGAATTTGATGATGCTTATTTAATTTGCTTGGACTCATTGCTCACAAAATCAGACATAGATAAACAATTGGCCAAAATATCAAATGAAACCTATGGTGAATTGCGCAAAATATATTTGTCTTACCAGATGATGACAATTGCTGCTACATTTATGTTGGATAAAAAATGGCAAACTTCGGAAGAAGACTGCGTGTGGATATTAGAATTACAAGATATAATGAAGGAATTCAAAATAGAGATTTTTGGAAACATGTCCGACACAAATATTGGAGTAATGACACATCCCACTTTAAATTTTATTTACACAATTGTTGAGAATTCTTTTATGACAGTGGTCTTGTTGCTGACATATAAACACATTTTGATACCTTTTTTTACAGGCAAACCTTATTAAATTATATATTTTCTATTTAGATAATATATAAATGGCGGAAGTTTATCCATTCTTTGATTTTTTAAGTATAAAAACCCGATGCGATAGAGACATTGCCAAGTTTAAAGAAGACCAAATATCTGCGAATGATCTATCATTGGAATGCAATTTAATTAATGAAAATTTAAACAAAGAATCAATGCAGGCGCAAATTACAAAAATATTAGAATTAATGAAAACAATAAGAGGCAATCCTCAACCTGAAAATTACATTGATATGGTAAAAAACGAACTTGATGATAGCAAAAAACAAAAACTGTGGATCGCGCGAACATATTTATTTTATCAGATCTTGACATTTGCCACCGCAATGTTTTTAGATGAAAATTTACATAAAGCGGTTTATGACGGCAATACAAACGCAGAAGAATTAGTTCAGCTTGATTTCAAAGATATAAAAGAAGATTTGAAAAATTACAAAATGGGGATTTTTGGCAGTATGTCTCCTTCATCGGACATAGACATTGGAATACAGTATTCGGGACAGTTAAAAAATACCGCTTTAGCATTTATTGTTTCAACCATTGAAAATTTATTTTTAATATTTACTGGGGTGGAAAGCTTGGATTTTGATATTGAAACATATGCTGATATGTTAACCATACCAAATTCGGATCAATCAGACACAACTCATCCTGATATATTTTATTTGGATACATCAAAATTGACTGAAACCGATTTGGCAACATTTCTACCCATTGCCGGAAATAGCATTGTTAGAAATGTGTATTTGGCAAAAAAAGAAGATGTTCAAGGATTAACTTTTGACAAAATTTTGACAGAACTTAAATACACGGGAAGTAGAGAAGGACTTGATCAAAAAGTCACAGAAACCCAAACAGCACTTGACACAGATAAAGACAATAAAGAAACAAAAGCAGCGTTTGACGCGGCCACACATGCTGTAACAATTTATGATTTTTTCAAAATAGAAGGAAATTTAACTCCATTTACAAAAGATGCTGAATGGTTGAACACATCAAAAAACGAAGTTGATCAATTTATGTCAAAAACAAAAAAGGAAAGACGAGAAATGTATTATAAAGCAGTTGATGCCGCCGAAAAATCAAAAAATGCTTATTTGGAACTTGTCAAAGAGGATAAAAAAGCAGAAATGATAGAATTATTACTGCTAATTGGAACCGCATTGACTTATCGCATAGAAAGTTATACTTGCGCGCCAACTGTATATCATGTTGTGCGGACAATGCAGGCAAAAGCAGCAGCAGCAGCACCGGTAGTAGCAGCATCAGTAGTAGAAGTAGTAGCAGGAGAAGAAACACCACAAAAATATCCAACAAATACACCACTTAGATGTCCAAATAATGGCACTGAAGCCGCATGCGTCATTGGCAAAGTTGGGTTTCAATTAAGTTTATTGGAACAAATTGGATATATCTACAGATTTCATTTGGATTATTGTGTAGAGGGCGATCATAAAGATCCGGCAAAATGCGACAAAAAGAAAACTAAATACACAACAAGATTAGTTAACGCAATTGAAAAAATAGATGGTTTTAAAGGAGGAAAACGCAAACGAAGAACCAAAAAACGCAATAATAAAACTAAAAAACGCAAGTCTAGGCGCTACAAACATCGCAACTAACTTCTCCATTTCCTGCGTTGTTTCCTGTGGAATTCGCTTTCTCCGGCTCTATCGTGAACTGTTGCGCCCGATGTTTGGCTCTTCTGCGCAAATAATACATCCCCGTCTTCAATCCTTTGGACCACGCATAAAAGTGCATAGACGTAAGCGCGTTGTAATTGGGATCCTCCATCCATAAATTCAGACTTTGACTCTGACAAATGTAGGCGCCTCTATCGGCCGCCATATCTATCACATGGCGCATCGGAATCTCCCAAACCGTCTTGTATTTATCTTTAATATGTTGAGGCAAGCCTTCAATATGTTGAACACTCCCTTGGTTTGCGATAATATTATTTTTCATCTCAGTATTCCATAATCCCGCCTCCAACAAATCCCGCATCAAATACTTATTTGTCAACACGAATTCTCCCGCCAATGTGCGGCGACTGTAAATATTGCTGGTAAACGGCTCAAAACACTCATTGAATCCCAGGATCTGCGACGTTGACGCGGTGGGCATCGGTGCCATTAGCAGCGAATTGCGCAGTCCATGTGTTTTAATGTGTAATTTAAGCGCGGCCCAGTCAAACATATTTGTGCTGTATTTGGGTTGCGTATTCCACATGTCATATTGTAGTAATCCCTTGGACACGGGGCACCCAGCATAAGTCTCATAAGGCCCATCCTTCTCGGCCAAATCGGCGGAAGCGGTTAAGGCCCCGTGATAAATAGTCTCAAAAATAGTCTGATTGATTTCTTTGGCGACGTCGCTATGGAATGGCACGTCCATCAACATGAACACGTCGGCTAATCCTTGGACCCCGATGCCGATCGGTCGGTGACGCATATTTGACACGCGGGTTTTCTCCGTTGGGTAATAATTCACGTCAATCACTTTATTAAGATTCTTTGTAATGACTTGCGACACTTCATGGAGTTTCTTGTAGTCAAACGTCTTGGTTTCCGCATCAACAAATGTGGGGAGTCCGATGCTCGCCAAATTACAAACAGCGGTTTCATTTTCGTCGGAGTATTCAATGATCTCGCTACATAAATTGGAACTCTTGATGACACCCAAATTCTGCTGATTGGACTTCTTATTAGCCGCGTCCTTGTAACATAGATAAGGCGTACCCGTCTCCATTTGCGCGTCCAATACCTTGAACCAGATGTCGCGGGCTTTAATTGTTTTGCGGCCCTTGCCGGATTGTTCATACTTGGTGTAAAGCGTGGCGAATTCGTCGCCGCATACGTCGGCCAAGCCCGGACATTCGTCCGGGCACATTAGAGTCCATGTGCCGTCAGTCTTAACTCGTTCCATGAAAAGATCCGGTACCCACAAAGCATAAAACAGGTCGCGCGCCTTCAATTCCTCGTCGCCATGGTTCTTGCGCATATCCAAGAAAAGTTCTATGTCGGCGTGCCATGGCTCCATATAAATTGCGAACGAACCATTTCGCTTACCGCCTCCGTTTTTTACTAAGCCATTGTGTGTTAAAAAATTATGATGATTTTCATTATCAACCTCAATATCAATAACGCGACCACTATAATTTTCAGTTTTAACATTGCTATTCACAATGCTGAACAAATACCCATCATGTTCAAAAAACTTTAGTTTTTTACTGCACTCCAGGTTTTTGTTAGGAAATAATTTACAAATAATATCTTTTTTAGGAATTAACAATGTCATTGTTGCTTTTTTGTTTGTAATAGTTTTTCCATGAATTGTGACATGCGATTGTCCATGCCGGTCTCGGGTAGATCCAGAAGTTAATATACCAAGTCGCAACAACATATAACGAACAGATTCAATAATATTAAAAGACGTCATTTCAAGTGAAATTTGATGATTGGATACTTTTGCGTCAGTTTCCAATATTCCTTTTATTATATTTAAAATTTTGTTTTTGGGCAAATGAAGCATATTTGGTAGAATCTTCTTTTCTTTATTTTCATCATATACCATTTCATATGTAAATTTGAACATGGTGTTTCTTGAAAAAACAATTCTGACATTGTTATTATTATTGGAATATGTTATGTGAATTCCAAGTTTATCCAAATAATTTTCAACAAATTTAACAATGTCTTGTTTTGTCTCAATATTTAATGACACATAACATAAATTTGTGGTTTTTGATATGTTTCCATCTCCAATGAGAATTCCATACATGCGACAATCATCTTCTGTAAATTGTGCAATATCATTTTCCCATTTTGGAATAGGAAACCCAACAAAATCATTTTTATTTATATTTTTCGCCTCTATAAATTCAGGAACAATCAAACCTTTTTTTAAATTTGATATTATGTCATCAAAACTGGTTTGACGATATTTTTCATTTTTTATAATCCAAACTGGATGCATATCCGTCATTTTTAAAGGAATAACTGAATACTTTACATCTATTAAATGAATGTCTCCTTGATATTCTGGATAATCAAGAACTTTACGAATAGAATAAAAATTGCCATCATCCGTGACAACTTCATCTCCAATAATTATATTTTTTATTTTTAGAGGTCCTCTTTTAGTATAAACAATTGTGTCTGGATCTAAACACTGGTCAACGTACTTGGCCGTGTTGTTAAAAACGCGCAGCATGGGCACAATTCCATTACTGGATCCATTGGTCCCACGAATATGACTATTGCTCGCCCGCACATTGTGTATATGTAATCCAATTCCGCCCGCCCACTTGCTAATGAGCGCGCAATCTTTCAACGTATTGTATATTCCCGCAATACTGTCTTCCTCCATGGCAATTAAGAAACACGAACTCATCTGTGGTCTTGGAGTACCTGAATTGAAAAGCGTCGGCGTGGCATGAGTGAAGTATTTCTGCGACATCAGATCATAAGTTCGGAACGCGGATTCCAAGTCGGCACCATGGATTCCAAGCGAAACTCGCATCCACATATGCTGCGGTCTTTCAACCACCTTGCCGTTAATGCGCATCAAATAGGATCGCTCCAACGTCTTGAATCCAAAATAGTCAAACAAATAATCTCGGTTGAAATCTAAATGGGCATTAATTGCCGCCGCATTGGCCTCTACAACCTTGTAGAGATCTTCCGAGATTAATGGTGAATTCTTGTCATGCTTATCAACATAATTGTATAAAGATTTACATACGAATAAGAAATCTGATTCACTATTTTTGTGGTGATTAGAGACCACGATTCTAGCCGCCAAGGTGCCATAATCATGGTGAATAGATGACATGGACGCGCACTGATCGGCGGTGAGCTCGTCTATTTTGGTAGTGGAAATCTTGTCATAGAGTTGGTCAATGACTTTCATGGCGAGTTGGGTATAATTAATCTTGATTCCGACTTCTTGACCGATGGTTTTAATGCGTCGCAGAATCTTGTCAAAAGATACGATTTCAATTACGCCGTCGCGTTTTAAAACACGCATCTCATCACCTGTATTATTATGTTGCATCTTACAATATAATAATATTTGACGAAATATCTAAATGGTTTTACAAATTTTTACATTTCAAACGCCGACTCTTTGAGTCGGCATCTTTTAATGTGAAAATGAAACTGTTACTTTATAACCGATAAATTGGAGAGCATCAAAGATGCTCCATGTGTAACCGCCTTTGGCGGTTATTCCTTTGTTATATTCAATAATTCTGCTCCCTTCGGGTGAAGAATTATGATATATAAATCGGCATTTCAAAGGTTAAAAGGTTTATTATAAGTTTTGCAGATCAATCAAACATTTGCTTTTTTGAAATATCAACACGTCCGCCACTTCCTTCTTCTTAGGTTTCCTATGCTCACACCCAGTGACCCGTTCCAATTCAATAATTGACCATATTTCGCGGATCTTCGGCAAGGCCGCGGCAAACCATTCCCGATTTCTATGAACCAACACACACGAAAACATCTCACAATACCAATAAATGCGCTTAAACAACACATAATCATCTCTATTGGCCTGTTTCTGTTGTTCAATCCATTCGTTGATTGCCGATCTCTTTATCGGAATGTCTAGAGGCATGTAGACGTATTTCGGCGAATTGTCCACGAAATCGCGCTTAATAAAATAGAGAATGACACCATTGTATTGATATTTGTAACTATTTTGATAGAAGTCGTCTTCATCGCATTCTTTGAAAACGGTTTCCACGAAATCGCATTCTTCCAAATCGCATACTTCCATTTGGACCTGCATCTGGATCCAATAGGGCATGGACGGGATTCCATTAACTTCGCGATTTACCACATTCTTGATTTCCAACATGCGGCCATAGAGAGGCGAACTGCGTGACAAAACAATGCCATCGGGTGAAGCGCCGATGAAGGGATGCTCGCGATGCTGAATACATCCAAATTCACCAATCCGGATTTCATTTCGCATCTCATATATCATGGCCGATAGAGGTTCGTATTTGACACCCCAATGTAATGTAGATTGCGTATTAACCGAGGTTTGAACTGATGGTTGTATTTGTGACATTTGCTTAGTATGTTCCATTTGAACATACTTACTTTGCGTTTGTAAATGCATTTCTTCGTCGCCTTCCACACTATTTCCTCTGTCGCGCGCTTGACATGGCTTACATTTCTCACAAATCAAACTATTCACATTTGCGTCACTGCCGAGCGCCTTCCAAATATTACTGGCGGTTATGAGACCATGCCGAAATGTGTACCATTCCGGAGTGCGCTGGGCGGGTTGGTATGCGGAATTAACAACGTGCATCCTCTCATCAATTGTCTCTATCGGCAAATTCACATAATGATGCGACTTGGGATTCTTATAAGACCGACGACGCATTCCGATCAGTTTCAAATAACTGGTCGCGAATATGCGGATTTGCTCGCGAAATTGGTCAAATGCGTCTTCATTTTCGGGGTCAATGTATCCAGAACATACACAGTCTTCAAACGCGGTTTGAGCGGCGGAATCCACCATTTTTTCAAAAAAATCAGGATGCGATAATTCAATGATGTTTTTTTCTAAATAAGACTGGAAAAATTCGTGGGATTCTTGTTCTATTTCTTCCAAATCTTCGGTATTCATTGTAAAAGCTCTATATTAATAGTTATATTAATATATCGCATTATTTTTGTATTCTTTCGCAATGTTTATTTATTCGTCCTCAACAACCAATGCGGTTTTCTTCGGAGTCAGCGACTTCAATGTAGAGACCTTTTTCTCCAAATTGCGAATGGTAAATGTGCGCGTGGCAAGATTTAAACAAAGCCCACCGATGTTGGTAATTGTGCCAGTATCGCGGGCATAATCCACGTCCTTTACCTTTGCCAACTTATCTTTGGTAAGGCACTCGCTGAAAAACGTTTTCAATGCCTTGATTTCCTTAAGCGGGAGCGAATTTTCCTTGCCGTATTTCTCGGCATAAGCATGGAGCTTTTGTATTTTAAGGCGCTTGTCTAGCTTGTTCCATGGCTCGGTGCTCATATTTTGCTTCTCCTTTTCTAAAAGCTCGTCAATCTTATCGGTGGTGGGATTCGGATCCAACGTGGCGTTTTTCTGTGTGCCGGACGCAGCAATGAAATTCTTGTACTTGTTCATGATTTTAGTATCGGCAGTTTTGGTAGTAGGTGCTTCAACCGGAGGAGATTCTTCTACAAAAATGTTGTTGATTGATTCTGGTTGAAACATTATATTATTGCGTCGCTTTTATATAGTTATTAATTAAGGTTTATATTGTTTGTATATGTTATTCTAACACGGAACAATGTCTGAAAATGATGTGAAAATAATAAAAATGAAAGTAGGCAAAAAAAAAGAATATTTAGAAGAAGAACCCGATGAAATAAAGAACCGCAAAGTAACTGAAAATTGGACATTTGACGAGACGTCTCTATCGTATGAGAATCAATATTTGAATTTATGTTTGATTGATGAGAATGAAAATGACGAAAGTCCAAGTCAAAGTCAGATAGAGATTCGTCGCCAAATCAATTACAAAATACACAGTTATCGGAGCCAGGACCTGAAAAAAAACAAATACGATGAAAGCTTATTTGTTAATTATGATTATGTGGTTTCTCTATTGCGCGAGAAAAACATGAAATGCTTTTATTGTAAAGAAAATGTGATGTTGTTGTATAATGCTGTAAGAGAGGACAAACAATGGACATTGGATCGCATGGATAATTCCAAGGGGCACAATAGAGGCAACGTGGAAATTGCGTGTTTACTATGTAATTTGCGACGACGCACCATGTACCACGAAAGATACGTTTTCACAAAACAGTTGAATGTTGTAAAAATGTGATTATTACATTTGTAATTCAAATGTCATTTTATTTCTGAATGCCTCATACCCATTTTTGGCAATATATGACATGTTTCGCATGACAACGGCATAGGACGCCCCCGAATGACCATTATTTACTGGATCTTGGAATAGAGTCTGTTTGATGCGATCCAATTGAGGCACGCCACTAGTGAACATGAATCCTCGCTCAGGATCTGGTTCAAAATCTCTTAACCAACCCCATAATTCGCATTGTGTGATTGTTCTGTGGGCAGATATAAAATATGCTCTGCCCATTTCATCAACAAATTCAAATTGACCATCTCCGACAAAGTTAGACATTGCTTTGAAAACAATAGCATTTTTACATTATATTGTTTTGCGAAATCTATTTATCTAGGGTCAAACGTTGTTTTTCAAGGCAAAACGGTGTTTTCTAGGTCAAATGGTGTTTTTCAAGGCAAACCGGTGTTTTTAGCCAAGGCCTTTGGATTTGAAAACCCTAGACATTTGCTCACCCGCTTTAACATCAGGTTCATATGTGTTTGCGTCTCCATAGGAGCGACACGCATAATCAAAAATTGCCACATTATCAAACCCGAGTTTATTTTTCAACGATTTTAATAAATCACTCAGTTTAAATTCAACAACATGTCTTGAAATCATATTGGATGATTTAAAAATACTCATATCAAAGTTTTTGAACAAATCAGATTGTCGTGCCGTTTTGGGATAACGCACATCAATCACATGTATTCCAAGTGGAATAGACAGCGATTTGACATGTTTTACGCTGTTCAAGTCATCCTTAGTTTGTAATATTTTATATTCCGCATCCATGTTCTCAGATTCACGTATTTCTTGTTCCTCATATGTTTCATAAAAAGACGTATATTTGCGATCTTTAGTATAAACCATTGGAGTCGCGTATTTGTGTTCTCTCAACATTTTCAATTCATTATTCAATTCGGATTTGTCAGATTTGCCTTTGTGATATTTAAACATTTCTTTTGAGTGTTCGGCCAAATAATTGAATGACACAGATGGAATATCATATTGTTTGAGAGAAACTCCATTTCTGTAATTATCTGACAATTCGTGCATGACATCTACCACACTGCGGTTTCCATTGTGAAGTTTTTTTGTGAGATGTTTTTTGATAAAATATGGGCTAACACCGGTGACATTGGATTTATTTTCAACATTATAAAAACAAGTCATGGATGCCGCACCGCCGGGCTGAGCCATGCTGAACATCAACGTATTTTCTTTGAGTTTTTCATCTAAATTTGTTTTTAGATCTTGACCATGCATAACAAATAAGAGAATGATTTCGGATTTACCGGCATTTTTAATGGGATCAACGCGCCGCGCATCAAAGTCAATATGCGCATTTTGGGGAGGCGGCGGGACAAGAACATACTGTGGAGGCTCCGTTCTTTCGGGGAGAGGAGTTTTACTTTTATTTTTACGAGTGAATTTTGGAAACGATAGAGACTTTGTAAATTTTGGATTTTTTTGATGTTTATTGTATGTTTTGTTTTTTAATCTGTGACTTTGATTCATATATATATTGGGTTTAGAAAGTGTTTTTTTTAATCTTTGGATAATGTAAATAGGATGTCATCAATCACAAAGACAAAGACAAATCCAAAGGCAAATACAACAAATGCGTCAATATCAAAAGTAACACAAGACAATAAAAATAAATTTAAAACTTTCAAAGACAAATATGATAACACAAAAAAATTAATTAATCAAATAAGACTCAACACTTCCACTGAAAAAGAAAAATTCAATAATTTGGCAACTGTATTAATTAATTTGTATAAAAATTTTGACAACAAATTGGGCAATAATATTTCGTCAAAGTTCACAGGAATCAATCAGATATTAGATAATTATAATTACAACAAATTTATAATATGTATTCAAGACACATGTAAAAACCACAGCAATGATTGTGAAAGTACTTTTGCTTTACAAAACATTAGTGAAGTTTTAAGAAACAAATTTGAAGGAACAGACAAACAAATAATTGTAAAAAACCAACTCGCAACATTATTTATTTTGGATTTTGTCAACATGTGGTTGAGTATAATTGATTTCATTGAAAAAAACCCTAATGCGAATGTTTTATATCCTGGATATGAAACAAAATTTTCAAAATTATTCAACGAAATTGTTTCAGATAATACAATATTTGAATATGTAACAGATGAAAATTTAAATAATCAAGAAATTAAAAGAAAATATTTAAAAAACATGTTTTTGGATTATTTGTTAAAAGGAATGGAAATCACAAATAAATGTACTAATAACTTGTCGGACTTGTTTGATACAAATTTTAAAAGTGACAAAACTGACAAAACTGACATTAGTAAATTTATTAAAAGCAATATCGGAGAAGATATATTTTGTATGAAAAATTATGCCATCTATTTTTTTATAAAAAAAGAAACCCAGCCATCAATGACACAAATATTGAAAACAATTGACAATGACAATGAAAAAAAGATTGATGATTTATTAAAAACGGATTTTGATAAAAAATATGAAACTTATGAATTAAAACAAACAATTGGACAAATAAAATCAAATAAATTTTCCGACACCGAATTATCTAAGTTTTGTGATAAAGTACAAAAAAATATAAACGACTCAATTATAAAAAAAATAATAATAGCAGCAAATAAAAAAAAATTTATAAAAGAGATATGTGAAAAAACTTTTCAGGAACAAATTAAAATGTTTATGTGCGGCAATGTGAAGGATGTTTCAAACATATATTCAATTTTAGAAATTAAAGATATTGGAGAAAAACAACAACTTATTGACAAAAAAAAATGGACGATTGATGATCAAAATAATGATAACATGTTCGCAATTATGGGAATTGAAAATGATTTGAATGATATAATATCGGGAGGAACTCCGAAAGAAAGAGCCGATATAGAAGAGAAAAGAATAGCAGAAGAGAAAAGACTAGCGGAAATAGAAGAGAAAAGAATAGCAGAAGAGAAAAGACTAGCGGAAATAGAAGAGAAAAGAATAGCAGAAGAGAAAAGAATAGCAGAAGAGAAAAGACTAGCGGAAATAGAAGAGAAAAGACTAGCGGAAATAGAAGAGAAAAGACTAGCGGAAATAGAAGAGAAAAGACTAGCGGAAATAGAAGAGAAAAGACTAGCGGAAATAGAAGAGAAAAGAATAGCAGAAGAGAAAAGAATAGCAGAAGAGAAAAGAATAGCAGAAGAGAAAAGAATAGCAGAAGAGAAAAGAATAGCAGAAGAGAAAAGAATAGCAGAAGAGAAAAGACTAAAAAAATTAGCAGAAGATAGGAGAATATTACAAGACTCGCTTTTTCTAAGTTTAAATAAATCTTTAAAAGATTCAGTTGCTCCAATTGTGAATGAGGCTGTTAAAAATGAACCGAAAGCAGTTGCGGACAATTCATTACAAGATTCACTTTTATTGGGTTTGAATGGATCATTTAAAGTTGAACCAAAAGCGAAAGTTATAGATGATAAATTACAAGATTCACTTTTATTGGGTTTGAATGGATCATTTAAAGTTGAACCCAAAGCGAAAGTTATAGATGATCAATTACGGGATTCACTTTTATTGGGTTTGAATGGATCATTTAAAGTTGAACCGAAAGCAGTGGTAGATAATAAATTACAAAAATCTCTATTGCCAAGTCTAAATAACTTATTAAACAAAAAAAAGCCAAAAAATGTTGATAATTTGCCAATTGTTAAAAAGGAAGAAGACATAAAATATGCGGATAAAGATTTCATAAGACTTATTATTAAAAATCCTACAACAGATAAAGACGCCGAAACAATAATAAAAATGATAAGTAAAATTAATTCACAAGTTCCACAAGAAATAGATGAAATCGGAAACACGCATTTTCATTACATAGCTGGAAGTTTTTATAAACATGAACAAAAAGAAGCCATGTTTGGAGAGTTTGAAAGTGATCTTGAAACAATAAGATCATTTTATAATTATCAAAATGCCGAAGGCACAACGCCGCTCATGATACTATTTTCAAAATGCGAAAATATTGAGGATCTAGAAAAGATAAGCATAGAATTTGTTGACGATATTGAACAAGAAGATATATACGGAAACAGCATTTTCTCTATCTTAACAAAAAAAATAGTAGAGTTTTCCAGAAAAGAAATTCAAATCCCAAATGCTTCGTCAAATTTCATAGAAAAAATAATCCAAAATAAAATTACAAGCAAAGACATACCCAACACAATAGATTCAATTGATCCATTGGAAAATACCGCACTTCATTATGTAGCTGGAAGTTTTTTGTCTACGGAAAATAAAATAGAAATTATGAAAGACCAACTTGCCAACATGAATTATCAAAACATTGAAGGCACTACCCCGCTCATGATATTAATAAAACATACGACAAAAGAAGATTTGGAAAAAGAAGACGTTAAAGACTTCATTGCTGAAAATATTGCGGATTTGGAGCAAGAAGACATTTATGGAAACAGCGTCTTCTCTATTTTAACAAAAAAAATCGTAGAATTTTCTGGAGAAGAAAAAGTAGAATTCCCATAATAATAATATAGAAAATCAGATCTTTCTCTATTATTCGCCGCAAATGAACTCGGAAGACGCAAATGTAATCAAACAACTGAACTATTTCATATCCATTCGCAAGATTCCTAATCTGATTTTCCACGGGTCTTCCGGGACCGGCAAACGCACCATCGTCGGCAATTTCATCAACCAAATCTACGGAGGCGACCGCAATCGCATCAAAACCAACGTCATGTTTGTCAATTGCGCCCACGGAAAGGGCATCCGTTTTATCCGCGATGAGCTCAAATACTTCGCAAAAGCCAATATGCAATGTAACGACAATAATATGTTCAAAAGCATCGTCCTCATGAATGCCGATGAATTGACCATTGACGCTCAAAGTGCCTTGCGCCGTTGTATTGAGCTTTTCAGCCACAATACGCGCTTCTTCATAATTATAGAGAATAAATACAAGCTTTTGAACCCAATTTTGTCCAGATTTTGCGAGATATATATTCCCGACAAGACGCAGATCCGGCAGAACCAGACGAAATATGTGAGCCTACATCACACCGGTATAAATTCCACTTATGAAACGGAGGACTTGAGGGAGGCTCATAGGAAACAAATATTGGACGCCGATTTAAAAGAAATACTTAAAGCCAAATCGCAAACACATTATGACCACAAATGGTTTATGACATATGCGAATCGCCTGTATGAGGAAGGCATTTCGTGCCTGGATATTATAAAATATTTGGAGGAGGATTTAGGAAATGAAAAATTGGTAATTTCGCTGAAATTCTGTTTTAACAAAATCAAGAATGAGTACCGTTGCGAGAAGATGGTGATGTTTTATCTGTTTGATTATGCGTTTTTGCGTTCAAATAAGAGTTTGAAAAACATATCATTTATATAAGTAATTTCAATGGACGATTTCGTGCTTGCCAATTTGAATGAATCGCGTAATGAATGGTGTAGTCGTTTGGTGGGGGTTTTGTGCCCTCTAATAATGGAGGGCATCCGATCCATTTTTAACGAGTCATGGAAAATCAGTTTAGAAAACAACGAGGTGGAGAAGTATTTGATGACTTTTCAGAACTTATTGTGTCGCATTCCTAAGTGGAACGCCAATATCATTGATGACGAGCGCAAACGCATTATTGAGAAGTCGGGGTGTAATTATCTGGAGGATCTCATTACATGCGTTCATGTAATACAGCTGAAAGTGTTGACCTGTGTGCGAGTCGGCGCGAGACAGAAGAAAATAGACATTTCTATTCCGAAATTGTCGGATTTTATACACAAGGTCTACATCAATTTGGCAAGCAAAATTTACAGAAATGCCTATATCTTTGACAAACACGCGGCGCCGCTACAGCAGCAGAAACATAACCGTGAGTTTGAGATTATTACGGAGGAATGTATTTTGAAGACGATTCGCGAGAGTATTCCGACGGAATCCATTGTGCGGGCATATTTGGACGAATCGGTGGAACAGGAGGAGGAGGAGATCATTGAAAACGCCCCCGAAGAACCCGTTTTGGAAGTTCCAACAAAAGAAGTTTCCAAAGAAATAAAAGAAGAACGCCCGCCTCCTCCGACGTTTGATATGGTGCCTGCTATTTCTAATGTCAGTGAAGAACCCGTCATCACTCGCCTTACATTTGATGATATAGATCACGTGTTGGACGAGAGCGGCAGAGAGGAGAAAATAGAGGCGCCGAAATCAATAGACCGATTGGAGGAAATTAGTGTGTCGCGCAATTTACAGCGAAAATTGGAGGAAGAGGCATCAGACGATGAAGATAAACTTACTATTATGGGCGACGATGTCAATGTAGATCTAGGTATAATGAGTTTTGACGCGCCTTTGAATGACGCAAAAAAAATGGCGGAGGATCTGATTGAGCTGGATTTTGATACCTTTTAAGGGAACCAAGGTTCAAGTTTCATGCTACGCATGAAACAGGCTGTGCCGCCACAGGCGGCACTTATGCCTTTGGATCCTTCCTTTATTTTTATTGTAAACTTTACCTCCTTAATTCCAGTCGTCGGGTCTGTTCTTTTTCCCTCCATCATACGGCACCGCGAATCCATTTTTTATCATCCATTCATTTAAATGTGCTCCATCTAAATGAACATCAGCCAAAATGCGGCCATACTTTTCTGTTTTGACATTTGTCAGCGTAACCTTTTTGCCCATGATTTTTGAGCTCAGCGCGTCTCTGGCCTCTATCGCCTTTGCTTTTTCATTCGCATTTTTGCTAGACATTTCAGCACTATCTATGCCCGCCAGTCTAACGCTGAATTTGTATTTTGGTGAACCAGAATAAGGTAATTTTGATACTATAGTGATTGTGTCGCCATCATATACTTTTATGACATGCCCTTCATTGATCGGGGGGACAAAGGGTTGGATATCGTCAAAGTAATCGGAATTTTCTTTGGGCATTTCTGAACCGCAGATAGAGAAACATAGGAACTTCATTGTTATATTATTTTGTTGACTGATTTGTCGGGCATTTCGCAAATCAATTTTTGCGTTATATTATCTTCATTTAAAAGCCCTTTCAAAATATAAATGGAAACAGTCATTTCAATAATTGTATTTAGCACATTTTTGTTCATTTTAGTAAAGATGATAGACATGAAATTTATCCAGAAGGAAATGAAACCGATCAAAGAAATTGTGCGTGATGCATTCATTTCCGGGTTATCGGTTGCCGTTGCGGCATTTGCGGTGTTAACCATGAACAAACCCATTGCTGGATTCTTGGATGCTATTACGGACAAACAAGTATTGACCGCGCAGGCACCCGTATTCACGGACAATCCTGGATTCTAGATTTTTGTGTAAAAGACACAAAAATGCACACGTTAGTGTAAGTATTAGAATTTTCATAAACCACATAGAAACCATTTTCATATTATAAATATAACATGAAAATCATAATTGATGAGCGCGAAGCCATGCTGTACGAATTGTGTGTTTCAATGAACCAAACTTTGAACATGCCGATAGAGAAACGCGTTCTTGAATTAGGAGATATCCTATTTATGTCCGACGACGAATCTATTACGCATCTCATCATTGAGCGCAAATCGTTCGCGGATTTATTGTCAAGTATCAAGGACGGCCGATACGCAGAGCAGTCGCATCGTCTTAGAAACTGTTTTCCAAACCCGCACAATGTGGTGTATTTGCTGGAGGGGATGTTTTCAACCGTGAAAAACGACGCGGACAAGCATAAGATCATTTCGTGTATCGCGTCGTTGAATTATTTCAAGGGATTTTCAGTACTTCGCACCATATCCATGACGGAAACTGCGCAGCATATTATTTATATGGCGGACAAGATCATTCGGGAACTTAAGAAGGGGACTGTCGTTGTTGAAGGAACCGCAGTAGAACCGTATTGCTCGGTGGTGAAAACGTCTAAAAAGGCTAATATCACCAAAGAAAACATAGGTGAGATTATCTTGTGTCAAATCCCTGGGATTAGTTCCACTACGGCGGTGGAATTGATGAAACCGTTTCAGAATTTTGCGGAATTCATGGATAAGATTCGCGCGGAACCGGCTTATTTGGATGGCTTAACCGTTAACAAACGTAAATTGGGGTCCAATATAATAAAGGGAATTCGGGAGTTTTTGATTTGTTGTGCGAATTAGTAATAATATTTGCGCTGACGTCTTTGAGTGCTTCTGCGCTTCTTTCCGCCCTTCTTTGTTCTTCTGGCTTTTCGGGACCGTTTAGAACCGCCATTGGATTCATCAATACCAATAAGTATGTTTTGAATATTTGTATCAAAATTAATATTTGCGTTATCAGTTGATAAAATATTTGCTATTTTTTTAGAATATTTTCTTGCTTGTTCCTCTGTAATTTGGGCCGCTTGTTCCTGTGTCAAATTTATTGCTTGTTCCTCTGTCAAATTATCTAGATCAACAGCATCCGCAGGCTTAAGAATCTCATTAGACGCATTTCCCGCCGGATTCTCATCCACCTTCGCCACCTCCTTATTAGACGCATTATCAGAAGGCAAAGCAACTTCATTCAATGCTTCTGTCAATCCTTCACTAGTAATTCCTTCAGGATTTTCTAAATCAGTAAATTCTTTAACACTACCATCTTTCATATATGTGCCTCCAATTCTTGTAATGGCGTCAATTTTGTCAAATACCATTTTGCCGTCTTTTACAGCAAACGTCGCATTTTTTAATGTAACAGACAATTCAGCATCAGACATATCTTCTTATATACATTATCCTCATAAAATTAATTGCCTAGAACTGGGAAACTCTATCAAAAATAAACGTCTAGTTTTGCTAAAGTCATTTCCCAATTCTTAAATATTGAAAACAATTACGCAAATTTATTTGATCGGGTCTTTCTTCTTCGGCCGCCTTTTGATAACTTACGGCTTTTTCGGCCTCCTTTTGTTTCTTCTGGATTAAAGATTCTCGCAATAATAACTTGAGAATCATCCGCGTATGTTTTTATTAAATCTCTTTTTTTATCAAATGACTGTTCACGTGAATAACTTGATACTTCATTAGTATGTATGCCAAGATAATGTGTCTCAGTTAATTGTTTAACATCATAACCTTCATCTATTCGGTCGCCTTCGTGAGAATCACTTTTATAATATTTATATTTTTGTACTTTATTTGTGTCCATGAAATCTTTAGCTAATTTGTTTTTTATTTTTTGAAAAAAACCTTTATTATTTTTTGTCTTTATGTTTGTTTTTAAAAATGTGAGAGATTCATTAAATTTTGCTCTTGAATAAACAACAACTGTCAAAAATTTCAATAAATCGTCCGCGTCTTTTTCTGCGCCTTTGTTATCACGCATATCACCCGTTGTTGTTTCTGTACTTGTTGCCAAATATTTTATATTATCTGGGTTATCTAATATTTCATCTGTGGTAAGTGGATCAGTTGAACCATCACGTCTGCCATATTTAGCTTTATTATTTGACAAAAAATCATCAATCAAAAATTTGTCTGACGGTTTTAGTTGGTCATCTGTCAATTTTTGTATTGTGTTTTTGATATAATCATTAACAGCATCGGATTTGGTATTTAAATTTTCTATGTCTTTAGTTTTATTTCCTGGTGTCCAGGACGTTGAATAAGGCTCAATATATAAATTAGGAATTTTTGCAAGACTTTCTTTGAGATTTTCAGGTTGTAATTGTTCGTCATTTAGCACAATGCCATCCAAGTCAATTTTAATATCTTCTTTTTTCAAATTCAGTTTCAATTTGGGATCTCCACGTTCATCATATTGAAAAGCTTTATTGCTGTCAACCGTAATAACTAAAGGAGGAGGATTAGACATATTATTCTTTATATATTTGTATTATATATTCATTTTCCAAGAGCCAATTGCCTAGAACTCTCTAAATCATCTTTGCGCAAATACTCGCAAATTTTCAAATACTTATTTCGGTTTTCGGTTTTATCTATTCGGACAATTTCTTCGCAAATTGTCAATGCGATCGCTTGTCTTTCCAAATGAATCAAATAAATGAACGCCAGCTTCTCGTAAAATTCAACCCGTTTATTGCTAAAATCATACCGATTCAATTCATGAATACATTTGTCTAAATATTTTGCGCATTCGGCGTATTCACCCAGCTTATAATGTAGATCGCTCAACAATTTATAACATTCAACAATTTTCACAAATATCTGGTTTGTAAGATGATCCTTTTTCAAAGAAAAATAGATGTCCATGGCAAAACTTATTGAAATGAAAGCGCGGTTTGTGTCTAAAAAGTTCTCAGCGGATTTCAAATAATTCTCGGCGGATTTCAGCGGTTCTCCTAGGATGCTATATAGATAGCCGATTTCCATGTAATATTCTGCTACAGAATCAGTATCTAAACGTTCCGCTATTAATACATTTATCGCTTTTTCATATAAATGGATGGCATGTCTGAACTTGACTTTTCTAAAAGCGAATCCAAAGGGACTTAGGAAGACATCCAAATTCTCAAGAAAACTGTGGGTGGACAATAGATCGGTGGCTTGTTTAACATAAATTTTATCCATGATTAAATATCAATGATAAAATCTTTATAAGTTTTATAATTTTCTTTTAAAAATAAAAGAAAATTTGCGTTTTAAAAGAAAATAAAAAATCGGCCAATAGAGAAAATGCCAAAATACATAATGGCAAACGTGCGAATTCCGGTTGAAATAAGCAATTCAGGAAAATTCACATTGATAAATAAATATACAAAAATAGAAATATCCGAATTAGAATCTCTACCTCCGGAAGGAGAAGACACATTAAACAATAAGATCACGGAATATTTGACATTGAAGAAAGAAAAGGAGGAATTAGAAATGGATAGAATTCGCCGACAACAGATAGAGAATGAGAGAATACAAAAGGAGGAATTTGAGAAATACAAAAGGGAAAAGGAGGATTTGGAAAAGATGAAATTCGCAGAATTAGAAAAAATCAGAAAGGAAAAAGAGGATTTTGAGAAATATAAAATTGAACACATGGAAGCGATGTTAAAAAAAGAAACGGATGAGAAGTTTCTAAAAATCAGCAAAAATGATATGAAAATGAGAAAACATACGAACGTTGTTTCATTTAAGAATTTAAAAGGGTCCGGTGGAACGCTTGGATCAAGATCATATACCAGGAAATCTTATGACCAAGTCGGTCTTTCACCTCTATGAATTATTAGCGGATCCGGCATATAGACACATTTGTCAAACATATTAAGCGATTTCAGATATTTAATATCCGGTGTTTCCTGCGAACTCGGATTAACCATGTTGGCGCTTCCGGTGCCTCGCAAATAGTTCTGAATTGCCAGACCATTATTTGCTAAATCCAGGGTGTGAATCTTGGCACCAAGTAGACCATTTCCTGGCAAATAAGTCATGTCCGGTTTTCTTATATAATTTTCAGGATTGCTGAAATAATCACGATGATTTGTGTTGAGTTCCTGTTCCTTTTCATAGTCTCCACGATTGGCTTTTTTGCGAGTGTCCGTCATTTACACAAATATATAATTGACAAAGATGATTATCTCTGAAGTTTGGCATAAATTAATAATGCCGCTTCACTTGTGGTCTCGGAAAACACGATTTTGTCCACATCAGACGCCTTCATGAATGTAGCGAAGCAATCGTAGAATTTGTCGGCATAATCATAGGCAAAAAGGACACAGGAACCGGTTCGTGGATCGGTAGAGAACATGAATCCAGCGGCAGTTTCATAGATGCGTTTGAAGAAAGGATGTTCGCCGGTCTTGGAATAAATTTCGTCTAAAATGGCATTTACAGAGGGACTCGTGAAAAAGTCGTCGCTATCGGAAATATTGAATATTTTACAAATGGTCTCGCGATACTGGTCATCATCGTCGTATATGATTTTTCCTAAATCAAGATTCATTTGAATATAGATAATAAACAAGCGATTGTTATCTATATATGGTTTTTTATTTAATGCTTTCGGGATCTGTGGGATCTGCGAGACTTGCCACCCTTGGAAGATCTGTGAGACTTGTGAGACTTGCCGCCCTTGGAAGATCGGTGAGACTTAGAAGAAGACCTGGAAGAAGACCTGGAAGATCTGCGTCTTCGGCCGCCTTGGACAGGCGAAGAATTAGAACTGAACGAAGGAAAAGGATTAGAAGGAGCAACAGAAGGAGTGGCAGACATTTGTTTTATATACTAATTAAAGAAAAAAATAAACGAACCGTTTATACCTTTGCGTATTTTAAATGCGCATGGAATAGTAACTTTTCAAAGAAATTTTAAAAAGATCTATTATTGGGCAAATGGTTAGTGAATTCCCGAGTGGCAGAGCCGCCTCTGATCCATCCGTCTAAAGCCGCCTCCTGAACCAAATATTTGGGGTTTGTGATCGTGTCCTTAATGCTGTCCATCAGAGGATACATCTGATTGTTAATGAAAGACTGCTCCGAAATAGTGGAAACACTCTTCTTATTAGTGATGACGTCACCCTGTTTAAGTTGAGATTCAAGAGTGGTGTCGCAACTGCCTCTTCCTAAATAAGGCACAGTCAAAAACGGTCGCTGCTGTAAAGACAATTTATCTAAAGATCGTTCATTATCCACTTTTATTGTCAAAGCGGAATCAACATCAATGTTGGAAGCACCAAATCCGATTCCCGATGCCCCCTTAAAAGTGACGCCAGGTTGCGACGTGGCAAAATTCACATAATCGTCGCTCTTATTTTCGCTAAAATAGGAAGTCAGCAAATAATTGTTGTATCTGGAGCTCATCATATTTTGTTGAGTCTTATCCACATTGTCGGCGCGAATTCGGCCAGTGCTATTAAATGTATAAGGATGTAAAGACGCCATTTTTAAGTCTAAGATATATAGATTGTAGAGAATAATTTATCTAATAATTGTTGTATTTGGTGGCATTGTTTTTGGCACAAGCAAAAGCGTTGCCTTCCTTACATGATATCATGCTGCCGTAGCAAAATTCACTAAACGATTCTTGATCGTTGGGAATGGTGGTGCTGGCGGTGGAATAGAAAGGTTGTAAGGATTGTTCAAAAACGTACTCATCACCTAAATCCTTGAATAATTTGTCGGCCAAATCGGCGTTACCCGGATTCGCGTTTTTGACCATTTGTTTAGCCTGTGTGACAATGTCGGCGGCAACGGATTCGTTATAGGCCGGCGGAGCCGGCTTTCTCTTTGGGTTATAAATATAATCAGTTACTAACACATTGCCAAGTGGATTATTCGGCGACGGTTTCTGGAATACATTATTAATACCAGCGCCTCCCATGTTGATTTCTACTAAATCACCTGCCGGACCAGACAAGTCAAAGCCTTCAGCTACTATCGCATCGCGATTAAAACCTTCGGTTTCTTCGGCTGGTTTGGATTTGTATTGATGAAGCATGTATATGAAAAATATGGAAATCGCACCAACAACAAGTATTTGTAACTTTCGCGTGTAAGCAAATGTGATGATGGTCATCAAAATAATTACGCGGGTTACAGCGTTGAGTTTTTGCGTAAAAGTCATGTCTTCAACTGGGAAAAATTCTAGAATATGTTCTTTATTAAAAATCACGTTGGGATTTGTACTCCAAAAAGGTATATTATCTTCTTTATCTTCTTTATCCGAGTCTTTTTGTGTCAGTTCAAGAGGAGGGATTTCCAGTGTTTCATTGCCGTCTTTTGTTTTTAAAAAATTAACTGCATCGGAATCGGTGGCCATCATATAATACATATTCTGAAAAGAAATCATCTAAACCGTCGCAGAAATAAATCGGCACATTTTATTTTTTCTTGGTTCTGTGTTGCTTTACAAACGTAATCAGACTTATAAAATTAAATATAATTTGATGAATTCAAGTGTGCGACATGTGACAAATGGTGAAAATGTGCTTGACCCGCATTCTCATATGTGGTTTTGCCATCCTCTATCGCCAGCATGGGATACACAATGCGTCGCTCGCCTTCTTGTGTGATGGTCCAATCGGCACTAAAATGAACATTTGGATTTGCCTCCGGACATGAATATTTGTCAATAATGTATTTGGCATGTTTTCGCGTCATCATGTACATCTGTGTTCCCCATATTGTTTCTGGCGCATATCCGTAATATCTATATGTGGTGCCTTCATATGTAGAATGTAAAGAAACAGGAAATCCATAATGTGAATCACCCACAACTATATGGCTGATGAGATAACCGAGCAACATAATATCCAAATTTTGTTTTTCAAAGTCGCGGACAATATGGTCAAGGCGTGGCAAAAAATCGGCGTCAAGCATTATATCGTCTTCGCAAAAGATGCCGTATGGTGAAGAGTCGTTTTCTAGGAAATCACGGATCATATCTAGATGGCCGTACATACATGAATAGCATTTTTTAGTATGTTCGCATGTTGTTTTTATACGCGGATCGGACAAGGGCACGCCCGCTGACATTTTATAATTGCTGATTCCAACAGTTTTGAACCTAGATTCCATGGATGCTTTTCTTGTGGGATTGTTGAAATTTAAACAGTAAATGGGAATTGACATTATTATTTGCGGAATAAATAATAATGATTTGTGTTTTTATGTTGTTTGAGCGCAAGCGGAAGGAAGCTAGGGATATTATTGACCCGGCAATTATCTATAATATTTATGGACCTTTGGTCAAGCATCTAAAGATGCGACAGTTCCTTCGGAACTCAAAGCCTTATGACTCCGTACTGGTAAATATTTATATTGCCTAGCTAAAGCTAGGGTATTATCTATAATATTTGTGTTGCCTGCGGCAACAGGGATATTATTGGTAAACAGGCCTTTGGCCGTTTACCGATAATATTTACCAGCCTTAGAAAACGAGTCAACTACAAAGATGACAAAAACACCTAAAAATGAATACAGAATGAGTTCTTCAGTAATGTTGCTGGTTTTTTCCATCTGAATGTCTTCTAAAATGTGGGTGATGTAGTTGAGCTTTTGTAAAACGGGATCGGATCCCGAGGCGGCGGAGCCGCCAATTCCCATAGAGGCATAATACGGTTTTCCTAAAATTCCAGAAGTGGTTTGTTGATAACTTTTTGAATAGTTACTCATGCGGTCTTCGCCTAAATTATTGGGGGCAAACTCGGGCAATCCAGCGGCGCGTTGACCCATTGGTGTCTCGGTTTCCGACGTGGGCAACAAATCAGCCAATGTACTTTTTTTGGCTAAAGTTTCCCTTTGTGAAGCAACCGGTACAAAATCGGCGAGACCTCCTCCAGAATCCGTGATTTTATTCAAAAGTTGATTAACCCGAGAGTTGCGGGTTTCTTGTTCACCAATCGTAGATTCAAAATTCTCAGACAAATTGGATATTTCTAAATGTCCAGCGTCTTCGGCGGGTTCATAATCGTCTTCGTCGGGCATTTGTTTAATGGTTTTTTTGCGATTAAAAGTAGGAGTTCGTTTTCTAGTAGAACAACCATTCCATGGAGAAGCACTTAATAAAATAGACGACATCTTCCTTTAATATTTATCTATATTTTGATTGCTTATAATATACATGGAATCAAATCTAATTGGCAAAACATTAAATAGCGGATTTATTTATTTTCAAGACGACAATATTGTGATGCAATTTATTCCCATTTTGCTAGCCTTGTTCTATGGGTTTGATCATCGCACATTTGATTCAATGAGCCACAGTGTTTTAGGAAAACTGTTTGTCGTGGTTGTAATCCTTTTCTATGCCAAAATAAACAAGATTTATGGAACATTGGCGTGCGTAATTGCCGTGTTTTATTATCATCTAAATGACAAGACCATAGAGAATTTTAGCGCCGAAATTGACAAAAAGATGCTACTTGCGAAGGACAAATTTACTAAAGAAAAATGTAAAAACGGCATATTGATGCATAATGGATTGGAAGTGAAAACAGAGATGACGTCGCATGTTTATCCGGAAATACATTATGAGAATGACAAGCCGTGCAATCCGTGCGATAAAGCGTGTTATTTTGATATTTTAGAAAGTAAAATGACAACGGAAGATGAGCTGAAAACACCAAAGAATTCGCGGGACTTTTTTGCGGATGTGTCTGACAGTTTGAGTAAGGTTTTTACTTAAGCGATTTCTTTGCTTAAGACACGTTTTTAACTTAAGCAATTTCTTTGCTTAAGACACGTTCTTTGCTTATAAGAGATTTCTTTGCTTAACTTAAGCGATTTCTTCGCTTATAAGACGCGTTCACTTACTCGCAACTTGTTTTTGCTTGGATTCTTCATGCTTTTGAGTTCTGTATTTTTCAATAGTGACAAACGCATCTGCTAATTGTTTTTCGCCAACTATTTGTTCTTCCTCGTCCAAATTTTTGTAATATTCTTTAAGATTTTCGGGCAAAATACAAAACTGGCTATCTTCATTGAAAAGCACATCAAAGAACAAGATAAAAACTAAGGTGAGAATGACCGCAATATAGATATCACGAGTGCCCATCCAGGTCATGGCAAAAACGAGGATTTGTCTACTAAAGGTGTATTTGAGGTATTTTTCGGCGGTAGGTCCGAATTTGAAGTTGACGAATTTGGAGGCAATATTGAGAATGACGATCATCAACCCGGCAAATATTTTACTTTCATTGATATTCGTAACGTGCTGATGAAAATTTTCAAATAGGGAATTCAAAGTCAGCGGTTTGCTGTTTTTAAATTTAAAAAGCGGCATCAAGTATAATATACATGTTTATAAATTTATGAATAAACATATATAGATAAGAATCTAAATGAGCGATGATGATAAATTAAACAAAGAATCACAACTGAATATTGGAATATACGCAATAAGAGTCAGTTTATACAATAATTTAGGGAAACCAGTTGATCTAAATTCTAAAATGTTTGTTTTTCCTGATGGTTCTTCGCTCACGTCTGAATTGAACAATCATCCATATTTGAGCTCTAATATTAAATACAATACCAGAAAATTGGACAAGATGACGCATCAAGAATGTATTCAAACTTTTTTCAATAAACGCGCATTCATTAATTTTTTAAGGGACGAACAAATCATTGATTATGAACCAACCGAAAATGAAGAAACAAATGATCAAGAAAAACCGAATGAAAATAGAACCGTCCAAGAAAATGTGGAAACTATGTTAGAATATATGTTTCCAATGTCATTTCCAGTAATTAAAATCGTGAAACGCAAAAGTGCGCCTATGGCATTAGGATTCATCAAAGCATTCAAGAAAGAGTTCTTTAAAAAAAAATTCAACACGTTTTTAAATATTGGCGGCAAAACAAATACAGTTGACGGAGTCACGATTTTAGACACATTTTCAACAAATCCTGTCTACATAAAAGCATTTGAAATAATACAGAAATACAAACAACAAATAATTCCAGCACATGAAGAATTGTTTAAAAAATTACAAACGCTTCACACCGAGTTTTCTACGGCTGTGACAGAATTAAAAAGAAAGATTGATAATAATAATAAAGATCCAACTTTTAATGCCATAGGAGATATATATTTCAACAAAACATATTTAAATTTAATAAAGGTTAGAGATGAAATGCAACTAAAAATGGATGAAATAATGAATCTAAAAATTAAGCAAAAAAATTTCAGTTCAAATTTTAAAAAAATAAGCGACGCATTAAAATCATATGCGGAATATTTGGATGAAAAAACAATCCTTTTAATTACAAATGTCAAAGATAAAAAAATAGAAAAGGATGATAGTATCAAATCCAATGATAGAAATTTTTATGATACTGTTTATGTTAAATTATACAAATTGGCAAATATTAAGAAATTGGTTAAAGTTTGTTATTTCTTGACATTGATCCCTTACATAGAAACTTACAGAGACAATTTGAGTAATTATGATATTAGTCCAATCGCCGATCTTAAAAAATACGGGTTTCATAAAAAAACAATAGATGACTTTACTCAATATTATTTTCCAAAACGCATGACTCTTAACGAATACATACAACCTTTATTTAATACTGGAATCCCCGGAAATGAAATAGAGATTGTTGAAATAGAAAAAATGTTCAACGACAGAACAAAACAGAGAATTCGGATTGATGTTGATAAAATAGAATTGAACAGCGAAGATCGCAACAATCCGAGATATAATATTCAGGTTCAAATTTCTATTTTTGGAGGAATGGTCTCCGATAGAATTAAAAAATTCATCAAATGTATTTATGAAGAACGCAAGATTGGTGCTGATATCACCAGATATATAATTAATTCGGAACAGTCTGAGTATTTTGATTTGACAAGCGAAATTGCCAAAATAGAAAAGAAAATGGCGGCAACTCAAAAAGGACAAAATAACAAACTAGATAAAGCGCCTGCGCCTATTACAGCTGCGCCTGTTCAAGGAATAGATGGAAAAAGAGATTATGTTAATCCAGCAAACCCAAATACGGCAAATGTAGGTGAAAATACTAAACAAGAAAGTAATAAGTCTTTGACAATAACAGATACGCATGAATCAATCATTGATTCATATTTTCGTGAATCTAGTGAATTTGAAACTAAAAAATATGACGGTAAAAAAGAACTAGCTGAAAATGAGATTACTTATGTTCCTTTCAAAAGTCTCAAAAATATTGGTTTGCCTGATTTGATGAAAGAACTTAGATCAGATTCAATGGCTGTTAAATATATTAATTTGTCATTTGATGATACGGTTGACATGAACATTCAAACAAATTCTAGCGAAGAAACTACATTACATGATGATATTGTAAGTAAGTTGGAGAGAAAAATGAAATATGAAAAACAACAGCGCGATGAATCCACAGACCCAATTATTAAACAAACTCATGAAAATAAATTCAGTGTGTATTATTTTTTAATTAAAATAATTAAAAAAATTCATGACAAAAATCAAATTAATAAAAATATATATAAGGAAAGAAAGGAAGATAAAAAAGCTAAAACCGGAGGAAGAAAAACCCGACGTAAGCGCAACTTTCTAAGAAAAACCAGAAAGCATTAGAATCGTCTGTTCATCCGTGTGATAATCCTTGTTCCATCCGTGGTAAAAACATGCGTCATGATGAAATTTGGCTTCTATTGCGAATTTGTGACGTTCTTCTATGGGCACTACTTTTTTATTAAGTATTTCACACGCACTCGTGAAAAACACGTCTTCATTCATTGTTCCCACTTTTTCATTTATTTGGATTTCATATGTCTTTTTTTGATTTTTTCTCACATTCTCTATCGTGCGCCACGAAACAAACTCCAAACAATCCAACATTGATTGCCGACTTCGCAATGAACAGCCGCCGTTGATGCCTCCATATTTTGGCGACACGTCCACGGGATTGAACCAATTTGCCCCTACATAATCGTAGGATAAATAATGAGCCTCGTCAAACATCTTGTACATATAACAATCGGTTTGGAAGATGAGGATGTTTTCGGCGGGCAATGATCGCCAAAACTCGGCGTCCATAAGAATGCGATTGTAATTCTTTATTGACATGTTGGGTTTATAGCCTTCGTCCAAGAACTCAGGACTTATTGACATGAATTGACATCCAGGTATATCGCGTTTGACGCGTTCTCTATGGCTTGAGTGCGTAACCACTAATAAATTCCATCCACGGGGATTTAGATGGGACATGAAATTGTGAATGACGGACAACATGAGGTCGTTGTATCGCGGATCAATTATGACGGCGAGCTTCTGATTAACAGAATTATTAACTTTGTATTTGAATTTGCTTTTGTCAATGCTTAGAAGCGCGTTTTCGTATAATTCTTTCATTATATAAAAAATCATAAGGATTGTTTATATATTATTTTTCTATACCTAGAAATGTGCGTCCAATCTTACTAGTTATAAACATGCTAATTCCGGAGGCAATCTGGGCATAAAATACTGGGGTCTTTTTTGTACAACACAATAAATATATTGATAGTCCAATAAAAAGCAGGAAACTGAGCCAGAATAATGTTGTGAAAAGATCCATTCTATATCAAATGAGACTAAACAATTCTGTATGACAAGCCAATTTGTCCGGCCTTGTTCTCCCATATTCCCGAAATCTTTATCAGAACATTTTCCGGTTTTCCTGCCAGTTTTGTTCCCACAATATCGTATTTGGAATTGAGTGCCTCACTCAACTTATTGGTTATGTTTTTGGGATCCGCATTGGGATAAGTGCGCAAAATCTCGTTCTCCAATTCGGTTAAAATGCGGTATTGTGTGGACTCCATTTTTTGTTTTGTCGCAGGAACGCTTGCGCAGTAAGACAATATGTATATGCCATTCATAGTCATTTGCTCGTCACAATAATTGATTTTTGTGAAAAGCCCATCAATAAGACTGTTGGGTTTTTTATCCATCAAAAAAATGCGATTTGCCATAAATTGATTGGGTGTCAATGCTAAGTTCATTTTATAGGTGCCGTCTGAATAATATGCTAAATTATTTCTATGTCTTTTTCACAAAATCATCACTGTTTCACACAAATAATATTTGCGTGATAAACACAAATATTATTCCCATTTACACATGCCCAATTATGATGTTAGTTTATTTACATCATCTTGATGCCGCCAGTGAGTCCGGTGCCGATGGCAAAACCAGCACCCTGTCTTGTGGTGGCTCCCATAGAGGGGATGAAAGTGTCTAAAACAGCGAAGGTGGAAGCGGCAACAAGTGCAACGACGACGACCTCCTCAATGTTTAGTCTCTGTTTAGGGATAACGTAAGCAGCGATGGCAACGATAATACCTTCAACAATGTACTTGATAGCTCTCTTAAACAACTCTCCAAGGTTCATTTTTATTATATACTAATAAAACAAAAAATTCCTAAATATTTAGTCGTTCAAAACACTTAAAAACATTCCAGATATAAATCATATCAAATGTCCGGCTTTGAAAGAAAGAATTTGCCCAATGGCGCATCTAATCCTAAATACATTGATCTGTGCGATGAGGATCCTGTAATTCCCTCTCAGAAATTTGTGTGTTTATCTTTTGTTTCCCCCGAAAAGATCCTAAAACAAAGAGAACATTACCTTTTTGAGAAATTCGTCCAACAATGGGATTTTGCTAAATCTTTGGAGAAGTTCGGCGATTTCATGAATTTTGTAAGTTTCAAGTACAATCTTAAGATGGATGACATCATGGCCGATTACAAAGACTATGTCACTGAAGAGAAGGCCAAGTTGAAGGAGTATTCTGTAGCTGATGACTACAAGAATTTCATGGACAAGAATGAAGAGAAGATTACTGAGGAATTCGGCAAGAAGAATGGGTTCCAGACCTCGGTGCGTGGTTTCAAGTTTCGTGGTGCCTACTCCAGTCAGGCAGAGGCCGAGCTCAGATGCAAGAAGTTGCGTGAGGCCGATCCCAATCACGACATTTTTGTAGGGGCGGGTTTCACCTGGATTCCTTGGGATCCTGATGCCTACAAGACGGGTCGCGTAGAATTCATGGAGGAGGAGCTTAACCAGTTACACCACGAGAAGGTGAAGAATGAGGAGAAGGCCAAGCAAGAGTTTGATGCACGCGTGAGGGATGCTAAGCGTAAGGCGATAGAGGAGAACGTGAAGAAGGCGCGTGAGTCGGGCAACAAGCTTACGCAGACTCTTACGGAAGAGGGTGATCTAATGGGCGTCAACAAGACTGTTAACTTTGATGATCGCGAAGTGTCGGATGTGGGAGGCAAGCCTAAGGAGGAGAATGAGATGGATCGCGTTGATTAATCAAAAAATTGATTGTTCGGGGCGTTCTCTATCGGCTTCAAAAATATCAATCATAAAATGTGTGAAATAATTTCCGTTGACATGGACGAATTGTCCGATATGTTCAAACAATCCGCCTTGTACAAATGCCTCAAAGACAATAAACAATTACATCTATTCTCAAATAGTTGTAATTTTGATCTCAATATGCGCAATTACAAAGAACTGTGCTCGGCCATAAATACCTTAACCTATTGGCGTTTTGACAAAATCCCTTACAATTACTACTACAAGGTTCAAGGGCTCGCCAAAACATTAAAACGCATTCTTTATGAAAATGAGCGTGACCTTTCTTTACAATTTGAGACGAATCATCGGTTCTGGGAGCTCGGTATCATGGTTCTCTGCGACTCACGCGAAGAACAAATCGCGTCCGCCAAACATCATAAATTGGATTCTCTGGTGGAATTCTTGGAGAAATATACGTGATTATAATAAATAATCTCTCTCATCCAAATCTTTTTCAATACACGGTTTATTTCCAAAAATATTTTCAGCATGTTGACGTTTTTTTTCACGCAACTCGCAGTATTTGTGTGTTTTGTATATTATTGCCGATAAAGCAATACTCCCTAAAATAATAACAATGATCATTAATGTGTCGTCGCCAAATAGTTTTAGGGATGGCCTGGATGACGGTTGTATTGATGGTTGCGAAGAAGGACTTGATGACGGTTGTATTGACGGTTGTCTTGACGGTTGTATTGATGGTTGTATTGATGGTTGTATTGACGGTTGTCTTGACGGTTGTATTGATGGTTGTATTGATGGTTGTCTTGACGGTTGTATTGATGGTTGTCTTGAAGGCTGGCTTGATGGTTGTATTGATGGTTGTCTTGACGGTTGTATTGATGGTTGTATTGATGGTTGTATTGACGGTTGTATTGATGGTTGTATTGATGGTTGTCTTGACGGTTGTCTTGACGGTTGTATTGATGGACTTGAAGTGGGATCAATTGAATAACAAGTGTGAAATAGTAATGCAAAAATAATTAAATAAATATTCATCGTGTAATTTATAACGCAATAAAACCTTTAAATCAATTTCATTTTCATGTAGGCTCTGCAAAAATGTTTAAAAATAAATAGCCATATGAGCGCCTTTCTTTGTAAATCCTCGTCTTTCATAATACCTCTCTATCTCGGGCGAACAATCCAGTATGACTTTGTAGCAATTGTTTATCTTGGCACTTTCTGTCAGTTTTTTTATTATTTCCGTCGCGATTTGATAACCGCGATGAGGTTCATCTACAATAATATCCTCTATGTGACCAACCGATTTGCCGCCATGTGTTATTTTTGGTTCATATATGATGGTGCCTGATCCAACTATTTGATGGTTAATTGCTTCGCAATTGGATCCTAAGATCTTTGATTCATCAACACATACAATAACATCTCCCATTTCACATATTTTGCGAATGGATTCTTCAAATTTTTCAACGGACATGTCTTCAGCGGTTGTCAATTGAGACAATAGAGAAATGTATTGATTTTTGACACTTTCTCTATCGCTGGACACTTCAAACCATTCATTCAAATAATAATATTTCATGTTTATATTATTATTCTGGATTTTATTTGTCTGAATCACCACAACAAATGTATTGCTAGATTATTTGTGTTGTCAAAGGCAACAGTGATATTGGGGATATCTCAGCTGCGCTGAGATGCCATAATATTTGCGCTATATTTATTCTTTTTCCAGTCGCCCTTAATTTTACGCGCCCTTGTCAAATAGTTTTTTCGCCGTGTTTTATGTTTTGTAAAGTCTTCGTATCCCATTTGCCCAAAATGTACAATCTTGCCATCCGGTGTCGCAACCATATACTTTTTTTCTTTTTTCGTGGAAAGACCAATTTTTGCCGTCTTTCCTAGGTATTTTTTAGCAAGAAGACGCACTTGGGCTGGATTTGAATATAAACGAATCGGTTTGTTTGACATATATATTATTTTATTTTTCAGCTGTTGATTTTGCCTTTTTCACAGTTTTGCGTCTACACATCTTTTTACCATTCTGCGTAAATCCTTTATAGCCATCGGGGCATTTCTTTGCTCCCGGTGGCAACTCTATTACGTCTTCTTCCGATGATGGTGAAGGCTCCCTGGAGGGGAGCAACGAGCGAAGCGGAGTGGATTTTTTAATGGGAGGACTAACTATGTCCGATGATAAAGGAGGAGAAGGTGGTTTCATGAGAGGACTCACTTTATCTGATGATAAAGGAGAAGGTGGTTTTGTGTAATCTGGCGAATCAGGAGGCGTATAATCCGGCGAAGGCGGTCTAACGAATTTCTCAGGAGAAGGTGGAGGCGTATAATCCGGCGAAGGAGGTCTTACAAATTTATTAAGAGTGGGCTCCCCAGAAGGGAGCAACGAGCGCGTTGGAGGAGAAATGGGCGACTTTGGACTAAAAGGTGAAGGCGACGGAGGAGGCGAAAACGCCGGCGACTTGGGAGTAAATTTTTTAGATTTCGGTTTTCTTTTAATCTTTCTTGTGTCGCTTGCCCTCTGTTTTATTAGTAAAGGCATAACCGTCCAAAACGTCTTCTCTATCGTTTCATTCACAAATTCCCGCGTCAATGCTCGTTTGGCAAATTCGTATCCGGCTTTTGCGATCTTTTGCGCCGATTTGGGCGACATCTCACACCATTTGATTTTTTGAAGCAAATCCGACAAATCCGGCTTTACTAAAATGTAGTGAACATTTGGCTTAATCAACTGATCTATCCATGACACATAAGGCCCATCCACGCGAATTATCAGCGATCCCGTCATCATGGTTGTTAACAAACGGTAAGCATTGACGTTTCCATCTACATGAATGATGTATTTGTATTGACTCTGTTCCGCCATCGTCATGAACTGATTTGACGCGGCGATGCCCGTATTGAGCATTCCTAAACCGTGAACAGGGTCAAATTTAATGGAATTGGAATCAATGGTCTTGCCTTTGCCAATTAATTTGGCGTCCAATAGAGGCGACTTCAATGCCGCTAAACGAATTCGCGGATTTGTCTCGGTGGTGTATCCGCACCCTGAAGGCCCACCACGAAATACCGCTTTGTTGTATTTCTTCTTGTTCCAATCGGTCTCATACTCGTCAAACTTCATGTCTTTCATACCAGTAACAATAAACATGTCGTCATAATTGGGAATGGGGATATCACTGTACGCTTTTTGCCCAGAAATGCTAAATATGGGGATTTGTTTTGTGTTTCGGAATTCGTTGGATAGAGGCAGATCGCCGGTTAACATGGGAAAAGGCTCGCGGCCACTTCGGTGAAGTATAACTGCATCAGTTAAATTCAAGATATAAACGCCGTATGGCAAGGATAAGTCTTTCAACAAATCTACATACTCGTTTTGTTCTTTATATGCGTCTTTCTCTTCCTCTCCTTCCTCTCCTTCCACATCTTCATCTTCATCTTTGTCTTCGTAATTCTTCAGAATACACTGCATGATTCGGACAGGATTTGCGGCCACTGTGCGAATTTTTGCGCGTTGACGGTCGGTAATTAGTTTATTTGAGTCTAAAGTAGCCAATTGGTCCTGGACGGCTTTCTCAAATGATTCGGATGTTTTTTTGTGTTTAATCCAATACATTTGTTGGCCGGTTTCGTCTACACACAACATATAACAGTTGTGGGCCAGCTTAAAGAAAATGTACTTGAGTGTGTTTTGTAATGCCTCGTCGGTCATTGCCCATCGCGACGAAGTCGCGTGTCTAGGGACTTGTTCTGGGTGTTTCTTAAACAGATCCATGACTTGATTACATTTCGCATCACCCTTTATACAAAACATGCGCTGAGAAGCGTCAATGTATGGACGCGCAATTTTATATGCGTCTTCGTATTTTGTTATGTGATATTTCTTTCCGAGCATTCTGATGTGTCTGATATATTATATTCAGAATTTTATGCTGAATATAATGACATAATTTGTGACACAAAAACTCCTAGACGGTCGCCACAAACTCCCAATCTAAAGTTTCGCACACCTTCTTCCACACCATATCTTGTTCCAACTGTTTTTCGCGGTCTTTCATCATAGGAATGTAGGGCAAATACTGCGTCTGATCCAGCAAAACACATAACTGAAACAGGGTATAAGTACAATTGAAGAAATTGGTTCGGTAAGCGGGGCAATGAATAGCCCACGGCTCCTGGATCTCAATAAAGAGGATACACAAAGTGTCTTGTAATTCGTCGCTCATCATTGGCGGTTTGATTCCTAATATGGAATTGATGTATTGGATGTGCTCAAAGTACCGGTTAAATCCGAGTTTTTTCAGAATCTCGCGCATCTTTTCATAATTGATTTCCGTCGCCAAATCCTGGATGCGCTCCTTCTTAATCCTCTTCTTAATCTTGTCCATCACATCCGGCGGTATTTGCGTGGTTTCTTTAGCTTGGAATTGTGATAAGATTTCCTTGAAATGATTCAATCGCACGTAGGCATTGTAGGTGACCTCGTTGGGCGGCTCCTTGTAAGTCGGCTTCTCATTGTCTACTATATGCTGAACATATACGCCGCACAATTTGTTATTACATATCAAAATCCCCTCTTCATCCTGAGGTATCAATTCGCCCACGGAACAACGTGAACACATGTCAACGGATACGGAAAAATCGCCCATATTACACATATCTTTGTTGACATTGCGCCAATAGTTTTGATAGAATTGTCGGGAGTTGTTATATTTCGGATCGTTTAGGACATTCTCCATGGGTTTCACTTTAAAAAACGAATTGAGAACATTCTTGTTTGAACTCTCTCCGATAGAGATCTTCTTTTTCTCTTCAAAATAATTAAAGACGTATTGTACATTTTCCAAAAGATAGTTGTTCTTTTTCATCTTTAATTGTTTGATTTCGGAGGTTAGATCACGGATCCGGTCTTTGATTTCCATGCGAACATCAATATCATCTTCATGTAAATTCTTCAATTGTTCTTTGAGATCCGCTTTCTCCGATTCCATATTAGGAACAGTCTCGGTCTCTATCGTGCGGAATTCATCAAGCAGTTGAGAATGTTTTTCATCAATTGTCACATTATTTTGTTGGATTCTTTTCTTCTTGATGCTGTGATTGGGCATTCTGATATATTAGTATTTCTGTTTTTTCTAATTCATATTTTATTTATTTAATTATTTGACATTTTAGCATAATATTATATGACTGTAAAATATAATGCCTTCACCTATTGTTAAAAAGATGGACTCTATGAGTAAAAGAATGACCGAATTGTTGCCTTCAGCCAAAGGAGGGTTTTTGACAAACAAATGGATTTTGTATTTGGTGTTATTTTTTGCTGTGTTTGACGTGTTTCATTTTTACCAGAAGGGGGATCTTCAATCGGTGATGATCTTCTTTGTTGTGGGAATCTTGATATCGTTTTTTAGTAAGAACATGGTGGTAATTTTGATTCTGGCTGTTGTAATAACTCATTTGATCCGATATGGAAAAAATTTGACTGAGGGATTTGAGGAAGAAGATAAGGAGGAGTTTGAGGATAAAGAAGAGACGGATGAGGGATTTGAGGACGAAGATAGGGAAGAATTTGCTGATGAGACCGAAGAAACGGAAAAGCCGAATGAGGAATCTTTCCGAGGCACAATTAAAGAAACTGACAGATCTGTCAAACAGGCATTGGGAGATTTAGATTCAAACGAATTGACAACCAAGACCAAAGAATTGCTAACCACTCAACAACAAATTATGGAAAATATGAAATCATTGGAGCCTCTATTGAAGAATGCCGACACGGTATTGTCAGCTCCTCCTAAAAAAGAGAAATTCACGTCTTTGGCGGATGCTTATCCCAACCGATAAAATAAACCGATAAAATAATATTGTATATTATATCCAATTCAGTATGGAATATACAACAGAATCAATCCTTTTGGCATCAATTATGTTTGTGATTTTTGTCATGACAATTGTTTATGAATATTACAAATCAAAAAAAAAAGAAGGTTTTGACAACAATAATCCGATGTTAACTCCATTCAACAAAATCACTGATTTATTTACATATTTAGGAGAATGGTTTGGAAGGCTGGGAGACATTCTCACAATCTATTTGGATAAAATTATCCGAATGCCAATTTTACTATTGTTTTACATATTTGACAAGATTGTTGTTTTTTTTAAAATGACAATTGTTTTCATTTGCTCGTATTCGCCGGCTTTAGAAACCATGCGGAGAACCTTATTGGCTGGAAGGGAAACCTATTCTCATCCTATTATATAAATGGGAAAAAAATGCATACCTGGATTAATTTGCATTGAAAATATGACACTTTTCATGCTATTTGTTATAGCAGTTTTTTTGGGATATTTTTTGTATCAACAACAACGAGAGCAAAATAAACAACCATCTCAGCAACCGGCGCAACAAATAATAATTGTCAAAGAGAGCGCAAAAGATTTCGCGATAGACAATTTAGCAGAACCACCGTCAAATCATATGTATCAAAGACGTGAATACACGCAAATCGGTATTTTGACGCGTACCCAGGCCAAGGGTGATGATCTCATATTGCCTCTCATGGGTCGCAGAATCCGTAGTCAGAAGATGCAATATTATACTTTGTCAAATACGGGGAATGTCAATGCGAAGTTACCTATCAGCCGAAATGGCAAGAGTTGTACTGGCGAATATGGATGCGATGAAATCTCAAATGGCGACACGGTTTATGTGGAAGGATACTCGGACACATTCAAGGCGACTGTTTATGAGAACTCGCAATACAATTATATGCCAAATTTATAATTTTATGAAATTATATACATCATAAAATTATGTCAGAAGAAATCGCACCGGGTCAGTTTAATTTCATAAATTCGCAGTTGAGAATGAATGAAAATCATGCGGAAAATCAAAATGAATTTTTAAAAATGTCATTGATGGTTAAAAATTTGGTTTCTTGTAAGATTGAACGCATATTTAACGACATAGATCATGCCAAAGAAGATTTGAAAACGCGAATTAAATGTGCTATTGAATCCGATGAATCTGAGAAAAATGCAAAAATTAATGCTGATGCGTTAGCTGCCAGTTTAGCCGATGAAAAGGCAAAAATAGATAGAGAAATAATAGCATCACAAGCAAAAATTGGTGATTTAGATGAACAAATGAAAAATTTGGAAATTGACAATAAAGCAAACGTTGATAAATTAGCTCAACAAATAGAAAAATTAGATAATGAAAATAAAGAAAATGCCGCAAAATCGGAAGTTGAGATTAATAATTTGACAAAAGAAATACAAGAAATAGAAAGTGGCAAAAACTCAAGTAGTAAAAAATCGCAAGATGAGATTGCTGAATTGAAAGATAAAATAGAAAAGATAAATAAAGAAAAAGAGGCAAATGAAACACAATCGCAAAAGGATATTGATGCTTTGAAACAAAATATAACAGATTTGACCGCAAAAACAAAATCGGAAATCGCCAATTCGGAAAAGAATATTGCTGCTTTGAATTCTCAAATAACTAAAGAAAATGAATCTAAAATAGCAACTTTGACAACGGAGAATGGCAGGTTGAAATTGGAAATTGCTGAATTAAAGTCACAAAAAGGAAATAACAATAATTCCACATCAGCTCCATCAAACGCAGATACATCAAATTTTGGCACATTGAAAAAAGAAAATGAAGCATTGAAAAAAAATGTAATTGTGGATTCGCCATCCGGATTACCATCTGAAGCATTGAATGAAGCAAATAAAAAAATACAAATATTAACTCAAGAAATTGAAACATTGAAAAAAACATCAAATGTGACAAATGTAACAAACGTAACAAACGCGGCGTCTGGAGACTTGCAAACACAATTGGCAAAGGCAATGGCAAAAATTAAAGAATTAGAGAATGCTCCCAAACCTGGCACAAACACAAATACGCTTCCTATGGGAGCCGCCAACAACAAAACCGCTACTATCAGCACAAACACGCTTCCTATGGGAGCCAACAACAATAAAGACAACAATAAAATTAACACCGCTACTATCAGCACAAACACACTTCCTATGGAAGCCATCAACAATAATCAACCCAAACCAAACAATTCAAAAAATACATTTACTGATTTTGTAATAGGACATCACACTCCCTAATAATATCCTTAATATATAAATAGCCATGACAACCGTGGAATTATATTATCCAGAAACAACGGCAGCAAAACAAATTAGTGACGTTGATGGAAGAATATTTTTTGATTTAAGTTTTAACAATGATTTAAGCGGCAACAAACCAATTAGCAAAAATTTTGCCACATCATCTTCCGATAATGATCAATTCATAGCGCAAAATTTATTTATAAACTCAGCGGAAAATCTCCCATCTCTATCGGATCCAAATTATCCAGATAATTATGCAACACATTATTTAGTAATTTTTCAAAAGAACGCATCAACTAATAATTGTATAGCAATACCAATTTGTAATAATTATAATGGACCATGGAGCACATATGCCAAAGATTTGAAAAAAACCCAAGTCAGATCCATTGACAAATTGATACAAAATCAGACGTCTACAATAATTGATTTAAATTCAACCATTAATGAATTGAAGGGAATCGGAAGATCATATAAAAGATACGATGACATTGAAATAAATTATCAAAATAATGACAAAAAAACGATGAAAACCACATTGTATGTAATTGATAAATTTATTTATGTTGAACCTGTTGTCAAACCATCTTTGTATAAACAGTTGATCACAACTTCTTACAGGAATGCGCAACCAAATTCAACTGACAAATACAAAATGGTTTCTGTATCTGCGTCTTGTGGGACACCGAGGTCATCATCACCCTCATCATTATTTAATATTGGAAAAAAACCAGACGCAATGTCAAAATTCATATACATGAATGTACTAATTGTTGTAGTTTATCTCATTGTGTTGTTGCTTTTTTATAATAGCTATGAAACAATTCCGCCGTGGGGTCTACTTGTACTATGTTTTCCATTACTTGCTTATTCATTTATGTACACACCTGGCAAAAAATATAAAATAAGAAAACTGAAACTAAAAAAAGAAAAAATGGAAAATATAGAAAGTTTCAAGAGCAAAAATCGCAAAAGTAAAAAACGCAAAAGTAAAAGTGAAAAACGCCCCAAGTCAAAGCCAATTAAATTCAAATTCATTTTTAATTATTCTGAATTTTTTAAATACACTTTGATTGGGTCTTATTACAGCATTGCGATCGTGTCATTGATATTGTCATTTGAGATTTACAAAAAGATGAAAAGTTCAAATACGAATTTTGTCAATCTATTGTTTAGATATGGGGAAGAAGGAGTTTACGCTGTTGGGAATTGGATGACAAGTTTGATTGCCTTTTTTTCAAATAGCGGATGGTCTTTGTCAGATGATAAATTTATTTATGATATTTTAAAACCACTTTTAAATGCGGGCGCAGTAATCTTGTTGATATTTTTATTATTTTTGGGGGTAAATGAATTGATTGTGAAAAAAATTATAAAATATTAACCAATTATATATTGAATGTCAGAGCCAAATTATCAATGTGAAATTTTAGAAGAAAGACCCAAAAAATATAAAAAAACAAAATTATGGAACAAATATTCTTACAATTATGTTTATGGAATTATTTTGACAATCACATTGATGTATTTATATTCCAAAACAAAAGACAAATATTTTTTTTATGACAGTGATAGTAATATAAAATACATAATTACGCTTGGACTACTTTGTATTTTGGCACTAGGCGTCGCCGGAGTCTGGATAAAAAATCAGAAAATTAAAGTGGTTAAAGGCAAAAAACGAAAAAGAAATGTAGATTCGGATAAAAAGAAAAAGTTGGCGGATGTTATTTTGTATGGCTACATGATTTTTCTTGGAATAGTTGGTCTTGCTTCTCAGAAATTTGGCAAAACCCCAATAAAATAATTTTAAGTGAACCGGTCGGGTTCTCTTAAAAGGAAGGATCAAAATAAAAAATAAGGGAGGGATCATAATGGAACCGCAGGGTTCTCTTAAAAGGAAGGATCAAAATGAAAAATAAGGGAGGGATCATAAGGGAACCGCAGGGTTCTCTTAAAAGGAAGGATCAAAATGAAAAATAAGGG